TTTATAATCTGCCATTCAACTAGACTTCCCCAATGATGCCTATTGTAGTAGACGCGCCAACCTCTGAAGGAAGGTTAGCTGGAATAGATTGTTTAATCCAAAGACTAAATGAATTAGTGTCTGCCAGGGGATCTGGGATTGTAAGTGCAGTCGCATTTGCAAGTCCAATAGGTTCGACAAAGACTATAATACCAGGGTTAGATGATGGGTCATCGGCTGTATCATTCCCAACACCAGCAGATATTTGAATCTGTCCAGGATGTTTAACATTATTTAAAAACACTTTTACGTTATTGATTGGACTACCCGACGTGTTCCTTACCCAGATCTTTTGATATCTTACTCGAGCATCTTGTCCTATATAATCACTAACTCCTTCTGGAAAAACATCACTAAGTGTAGCTCCTACTTCGTTGCCTAGGTCTATTGCGCCACCAACAGTATTCGTATCTGGAGGACTAGATATATTCCAATTTGCAGACTGGTAAAAAGTTACATCAAGTGCCATTATTGCCTCACCATTATCGGGTTAATCTCATCTTCGTCAGGAACGAAGAGCTCATCCTCTTCTAATCTTAGGTCTCTTATCGCCTGAACTCTCTTATTTATACAGAGAAATATAACTTCTGCATTTGAAATACTATTATCGGTATTAATAACTTCAGCGATAACTGAGGGAACCGATTAATGATTGAACCCTAGACTCTGCAACATTGATAGTAGATTCTTTAAGAGAATCATTCGCTGAGTTAATAAACTTGACCTGTATCTCAATCTTGATAGGTATATAATCGAATTCTCGTATATTAAATGTTATGCCAAACCCAGAAGTATTAGACAAAATTCTGCTAAGGGCTATGATGGTTGATTGAGAAATTCTGTTACCCGTGGGTATGAGATAGACATCATAGCTACCTGACCCAGACACACCTGGTCTTATATCGATATTAGCTATGTCCTGAAACTGCTGAATAGCAGTTGCTATTCTCGATTCATTGGCACCCTCGGAAGCTACAGACGCAGAAGATATTCTGTTCCTAAATGAATCATCGCTTTCTATTGCCATAGAATGTACTATCCCAGATGTGTTTGTTACAAAGAGGTTACTTATAGCTAGACTATGCGTTGTCATGGTATTTGGGCCAATATTTACAGAAGTTTCACTAGATAGAGTAGCGCCTACAAATACAAAAGTATCTGTATCATTGAAATCCACCTGACTAGATACCGTTAAGGATGCGCTACCATCTGTATTAGTGAGTATTACTCCAGCAGAAATAGTATTACTCCCTATTACTCTTTTTAATGTGTTAACTCCCGTAACGTAGAATTTAATGTTTTTATCACCAGCAGTCGTGGTATATGTATCAGAACGCCCTCTAGACAAACCAAAGAGAGATCCTATCAGATCTAGATAATACCCAGATGCTGTATCTAGGTATACCATAGAAGAAGTTCTTGATATTTGAGAAGATAGCTCAGCCATTTGAGTATTCATAATATCCGCTATGCTTCTTATAGCGCTTCCTGCAACAACGTTGTTAAATGGGGTATTAGCTAGCAGAAAGTTCATGCTTTCTGCTTGGAACGAACCAAATGTCTTTCTCTTCTTAGGCATTATGCTACCGCCTCTAACGTCCCATTATTGAAATCGTATTTATATGCCATTATGTATTCTTTAGCCGCAGCATTATTAGAGTCTTCTATTATCATCTCATTTATCTTGATTATAATTGCAACATCATGATTATCGACTGGTACTACATTCAACGTATGTGTAGATCCCATGAGTATCCCTTGGTTCTTGAAAAAATAATCAATATGTAATCTAATACTAGACCTAGTATTAAAACTGTTTGGGTATCCTATAAACCTTTCAGGGCTTGCTCCAAAATGCCTCTCGGGCTTATAGTCACCATACTCAGTTAATAGACAAAAGTTGATAGTTCTTAGGAGCGATTCAGACGCAGTAGATATGGCTAAATCGCCATTATCCACTATCAGGTCACCATTCTCGGTAGTATTTATATCTCTATCAGCGTACATCTATCTACTCCGGTTGAAATGAATCATAGTCAAACACTTGATATATGTATTTAACATTCACGCTATATTCGTCTCTATCTATTTCGTTAAGACCATTCATTATCTCAGATCCTAAAGCAAATAGAAACAAGTATTTACTATTGTCTGGGCTTAATATAGAGAATGGCGTTAGACTGGTTGGCGGGACTTCAGTGGTCAATTTGTTAATCGAGTTCCCGCCAAAACTAATGGATTCTGGTGCTGCATCGATTTGAACGCCATCTGATCCTATCCTGGTCATATCCTGATCTATGGTCATTCCCCATTTATCACTACCTATGTCCATACCTGGGGAAAGACTCAGTTTTCCCTTGGTGAGATTCCAGGTCAATGGCCCTATATTCTCATCGCCATCAGACAGGAAATTTACTGGTATTTGGTGAGAAGAAGGCTCAATACCCATCATTCAAATCCTTTCTATCGTAGTAATTCACCGTAGGGACCTCCTACTGGCTTCTGCATCAACCTTGCGCAATTCTATTGTTCTTTTATTGCAATCGTCATTTAATACAGCACCTATACCATTTTGTAAATTTTTAGCTACGGAGTTAGCATCATTGACATCAGCATCTTTTATATAGGCAGATACTCCTGAAGGAACAATATCTGTACCTCTGATATCATTGAGATCTGTATATACTATAGATACTATAGATATATTAGACATCGATTTGGGGCCACTACTTCTAGCTGTAGATATATCAAAGATCACAGTAGGACCAGGAGACTTTATGAAATCTATCTTATGGGGACCTAGAATAGATTTAGGCATCCTATAGGTATTCTTGAACGCCCAAAATCCTTGATATGCTGCGAGCCTATTGATAGCGGTAGAAGACAAATCTTCAGGTGGTGATTTATCTGTCGAAGGGGTGTTCTTGAGCGCGTTCATTTCTTTCTCGGTTAAACTTGACTTATAGAATTCAATTCTTCTTTTTATTTCTTTTTCAGAAGGTGAAGCATCTGGGTCCTTGTCTCTGCCTTTAATGAAACCTTGGAATGTCTGAGACAGGCTCCTATCCATTAATATGATATATGTATCCAACCCAGATGAGATTTCTCCAGTACAAATAGGAATCCCATCGGAAAAGTTTTCGCTGGAATCCAAGTATGGACCCTTATAGACAACTGCAGTAACCCTCTTTTTATAAGAATTTAAACCGATAAACTCGTCTTGTCTGACATAGTCAACTGCTTTTTTAAGAAATGTTTGTCTAACCATTAGATTTCACCGACTCTTTTAAGTAGAAGAAGTGGGTCACCTTGCTCAGTTGGGGCAGCCATCCATTCTCTGAACCAGTAGCCTAGCTCAGTCGAAAGGTCGGACCAGGCGTCGTTGTGCTCTAGGGCATCATACATATTTTCTAGCCCTGATGCGAATGGAGCTCCATTGTATCTTAGTAGATTTATCTTCGCCGGCAGATAGGCTGTACCAGCATTGAATGTATCATCAGCTCCCTTAGATAAAACACTTGTTTGAGACAACATAGGAGACATGAACTGGTCTACAATATCCCCTCCTCCTCTCCCGCCTATTCGCAAAACCATTGTTTGCCAGAATACTGCTCTTGCACCTGCAGAAAAACGCTGACCTAGTATCACGCTAGTTGCGGTTCCCGAACCACGTGCTACTGTTGTCCAGCTGTGCAGTGCTGTTACTCTACTGGCAGCGGTAGCCTTGGCTCCAGCTGCTAATACTGCAGGAGTTGATCGTACCGCTTCCAGTACTCCAGGAAGAAATTTATTACCTGTGCCCTTACCTATGGCTATTCCGGCTGCTTTTATCGCAGAAAATGCATTACGTCCTCCTCCTGCAAATGGTATCAACGCACGCGTAGCCTGGAATGCACCAACCATTGTTCGAATTACTACATTTGCTGCAACTCCTGCAGTCATAACAATTCCACCTAGCATAGGTACAATCACGGATACTACAGTAAGGATATTCATGGCTTGCCCAAAAGCACGACCATTACCCACTGTATACCAGAATTTCTTCATCAAAGATCTTTCGTAGGTACCCAACGAACTATTCTCGGTAGATAATGCACAAGGAACTACCGTAGTTGTCCAGCCATTAACCGCGCTGAAATTCTGTATAACTCTTTCCGCCATGACTACGCCATACATGTTATTCACATCATCGGCTAGATGTATGGCATCATACGGCTTCATATTCCTACCTATCATAATGAGACTACCGCGATACATTTTAGATAGCCCTTGAGCTATTCTAAATGTCATTGCACGCTTTGCTAAGTTCGGAGTTGTAGCGTTTATCTCTGTAAAAGTTTCAAGGATATCTTTTGGTGCGGGGTACATACCTCTATAATTCATCCCAGCTGAATCTGCGTGAGGCCACGAACCAAAGCCTTGATTCGAGGCAATACGGAATACACCCGCACTCCTATCTATCCCGTTCTCTTCAATACCATAATTACTAAAACCCCAATTTCCAAAACCGGCTGTTTCATCGACTGTATCGATAGGAACTAGCAATCTAACAGCACTCCACATATCAGATTCTGTTGCAACTATATTATTTGCTATCAGGTCGTGAGTAGTACTTACTACGTGATGATCTCTAAATATTTTATAGTTATATGGTAGCGTAGTTCTTATGTCCTCATCCCCTGTCATCAATTCTCGGATTGTACTCTCAACTTCATCCGGATCTTCGCTGTCTAAAATTTCAGAAGCTAGCAGTAAAACTTGTTTGTACGGAATAATAAAATTTCTAACTAGTTCATAATAGTTATTATTATTGTAAGCTCTATATCGAGGAGAAAATACTGCATCTAGATCTACACCATGCTTTAGAGACCGTGGAGACGGAGAGAAGGGAGAACTAGCGCCGCCCGTAAATTTTTCGGTCCAAGTTTGCTGAGGATTGCTCCGAATATTATATATAAATGGCTCAAACCTGATTGTGGAGTTATGCCTCTCTCTCCCTCCCCCTAGGCCTCTCAAAAAGCGAAAGTTAACTGTATGATTATGATCCTGTACACCTGTAACACGGGTAGCAAGTTTAAATTTGGCGATATCACCCTTATTAGACATGATAAGATTGGGGGCCAATTCGAGCATATTTACGTCTAGGCCATTTATCTTTAACTGAAAATAGCCCATGCCACGCTGACTCCACAAATTGTGGTAGCGTGTCTTATCATAATATGTATCGCCTCCACCTCTTTTATAAATTTCTCCCCCCGGATCCTCATAGAACGTGTACATATCTTCCGGAGAACTTCCTGCTGAAGGATGACTCTCGCTATTAAGATAGAATTCACCAACCTGTTGTGAGAGTTTGGCAAGATTATAATAATTATCCTGGATATCTTTCTCAGATAGATTTAAGAAAATACCCAGGAGATTGGCATGGACCTCATCTATATGATTCTTCTTATTTCCTGAATCGCCTTTTACCCAAGGATTAAAATAAACATTATAAACTAAACGTTCTAAATCTTCATCTTCCCAATGTGTAAGGGATTTAGATTGCTCGGAGGCTATTGCTTCTCCGCCGGGAGTTCTAGCAGCGATTATTCGTTTATATCCTGTAGTCTCAACAAGCTCGTCTATATGTAGTAATTCTATTGTTTTTATTCTATTGTATTGCCCTACTCTTCTTTTTATCGCGTTGCTTAAATTATTTATCTGTTGAAAAAGCATATTATATTTTGCATGCTTACCAAATTCTCGTTCTTGTTGCTTATACTTTGATCCAAAATTATATTTAACTTGATATTGACTCTCTTCTTCCGTAGGAGGCCTAAACTGATATACGCCAGCTGGATCACCAATAAATAGAGTCGCATCCTGTTTATATGGAACTACCGTAACAATAAAATTAGGCATATACCTAGTGACTTCTCTGAGTCCGTCTATGACGGGACCATTAGTGACTAACCATTCATTGGCGACATTGACGCTAGCATGGTTAGATGATGTATTATAAATATTCGTAGATAAATCAAATCCGCTAAAGCCAAAATAGTTTCTCTCTAAGCTTTCTGAAAGCCAACTGTATGTATCACCCCTCATCGTTTCCTGGAATCCTACCACTGTATCAAACTCACCACCAAGTGTTCTGCTTATATCATTATCGGTAGTTCCATAATCCCATGATTGAGTCCTTTCACTAAAAGGACCACCCTTTTTACGGGGGCTGAATTGAATAGGTTCACCAAGGTGAGACATGCCTTTTCTAAGTAGTTTTTTAGATGACGCTATATCTCCTAATAGTATATAATTTATAACATTTAAAAAAGAGCGTGTATGTGGATGCGATACGAATGGTATTAAATGCCGAAGATTGCTAATCCAATCCTCTTCCAGAAAACCACCAAAATCATTTTGTAATTCACTTTGAAATCCTTGTGCTACAATTTCAACGATACTGCCGGCCTTAACTTCTGATATCTCTCCGGTAAATACAGTTTTTAAATGTTCTATATTATTTCCGTAGCCCATTTTTACCATGATATGTATGCCAGGCCTGAGCATAATCTTTCTAAGGAATTTTTCTCCTTCCTCATCTACGACTCTGTTGGTCTCAACTAAATTAGTACTAGACTCAGTTTTATCTTCTGATTCGGTAGTCTTATCTTCTGAACTAGGGCTCTTCTTTATTTTTCTAGTGCTGACATGATCGGAGAAAGCCATGGTAGATAGTACGCCACCAAAGTTAGCTAGTTTCATAGTACATATATCATTATCGTAGATATGTGAAGATATCGAGCATTCTACTACCTCACCGAAGCCATAGAAATCATCTTGGTGGTATGCCCTGTCTCGATCTTCTTCTATAAAATAAAGTCTTATCGTGGGGAAGCTTCTAAGAACAGACTCAGTGTGATCTGGGATATGGGCTATTTGCTGCCTATGTATAGCTTCTATCGCTTCTGGGTCATCCATCGCTATGGACAAATCGGATACAGAGCTGTAGTACATTGGTTCTACTGCTTTACCATAATTGACTACTTTATATCCCCAAACAGATTCCTCATCATTTGCTGTTTTGACATCTGTTCTCTGGACGCCTCCTATAACAGTGCCCTTCTCAGTTAGGAATTCTATATGCAATGCATTGCCGTCTTTATACGCGTTATATATATTTTCTAAAGTCTTATCGTCCAGCTCTGATCCAAGCCCCTTTTGAAACGCGTCTCTCATGTTTTCTACCATAGCTTCAAAAGTAGTATTCCGTGCGGAATACATCCCCGCATTTATCCCGGTCATTGCTTCATTCAAAGCTGCGCGCACTCTATCTCCGTTGAGCTGTAGAATTTCATTGTCATCTTTCTTACCAGCAGCTTCCAGTTTCGCTATAATAAAATCGTATAAACGTGTACTAGTCAATGGCAAAGTGATTGTTCTACCGCTGAGATATTCAGCTGCACCACTAGGTACATTGGCTTCTTCCGCCATACCTTGCTTATCTCTATGTCGAAAATAAAAGATATCCGGATCTATAAAATGTTCGGGACTTGCAGCAATTGCATCAGAGATATCAGCTATTGACATAGTTAGTAAATCTGCCATTTTTATATCTGTACCGTCGGGATTTCTATTAGGCAGCACACCTCTATCTCCACATTTTGGAGCAAATATTTTCATCAAACGATCTATGTTTGTTGACACAGGTGAATTATTAGGCACGATACCAACAGAAGTAGTAAAACTATCATTTATTTGTTTGATTGCTTTTGGATCATTAAACAACTCACCATATGTCGGTAGATATAAATCAGGATATAGATTGATTATACTATTATTGAATGAGTTAACTTCTTTAGCTATTTCTTGTATCCGAGTTATATCTAGTCTTGCAGAAAGTGCTGAAGCTGAAGACTGGGTATCATCTCTTGCTCCATGCATAGACATATTACCAATATTTCTTGGAGAAGAAGAGTCGTAGTGTCTAGTAAGCTTAGATACTTCGCTTCCACTAGGCTCTGTAGTAATATCAAATATAAGCAAGTGGCGGTATTTTCCCGAGGCCAGGCTGCTTAATATCTCAAACGATCTACTCATTTGTCCTTGGCCGACAAAGTCGTCTCCTTCAATCGCTCTAGTATGTATCCGCTCAAAGATACATTTTCCGATACTATCCCATAGATCCTTAGGCATTATCTTCCCTTGTTTATGGAATATATCTACAAGATTTTTAGCTTGGTATATGTCGAGATCATGCCCTTTAGATCGTATTCCATATACTGTGTTATCTATGCTGGGAGCAGCCGGGGCATAGGCGCTAAGAGGTATATCGATATGTACATCTGTATAGCCCGATTTAAGGGCATAGTACCTATTCTCAGTTGGATCTACTCCCCAACCAAGAATATTGTCTTGATTATAGCTTCCATCCTTTTCCTTGTATACTTCGGTAAATGGATTCTCGCTAGCCAGCCCAAAAAATATCCGGTGTAATTCAGGCGAATGAAATATTTTCTGAGTACTGTGCTTATTTTCTGTTTCAAAAATTGATCCAAAGTGAGAATGTAACTGCTGGCTACCGACGGGAGTAGCCAATAGAGTAGCAGCACTCCTAAAGAAACCTGCCCAAGTAGCCTCAAATTGACGATCCGATCTTATTGCACCCTTGGCAATTTGAAGTAAATCATTTTGAACTGCATCTCTGTTTACTGGATAGTCGACGAAAGCGGGAAAATCATGTGAAAGAACCCCTGTTGGTTTACTTAGTCTGTGATTCTCTCTTATCTGCACTATCTGATCGACTATCCCCATAAACACTGGACCATAGAGCACACCATGGACACCCCTACCAGGATTTAATATCGTTGGCAACGTATCATCATCCGTGGCTAGTCCAACTACCCGCATAAGCTGTTCAAGTTTATGCACATGGTTTTGATCTATTGGACCATATTGAGTTCTTGAGTTAGACCATGGCTGGGCTGCTGCCCATATCTTATACAGATCATATAGGTAATCCCATATCATCTCTATGGACTTAAGGCTAATCACACCTTTCTCTAGCTGCAATTTTTCATTTCCCATATCTTGATAATTCTCAATGAAATTAATTATTAACCTATATAAATCCGGAGAGTCCGGGTCGGACTCGATCGTTACAGATTGCGGAGTGACCCTAGATATGCCAAAAGAATTCACTAGTGGATTTTCTATGATACCAAAAGAATTAAACAAAAATTGTGATTTTTCAGCATCTACTATTCTTGCCTTCATAGCCATGAAGTCGCTTATTATCTTTTTATCTGTAACAAGAAATATCATCTGAAAGGAACTAGAATTTAATCCCATATACTGACAATTTGGAAACTTACTTCCCATGAGCGGCATATCTATCGTCTTAGAATTAAATGCCCCAGATATCTTTTCTAAGATTATTGGCGCCTGAGTATCTGTTCTATCATATCTATCAGATGTAGTATCAAACAAGATTGGCCCACTAGCGATATCAAAGTAATACAATCTTATATCATTATTACTAACTTTAGAGAACTCTTTTGAATCATGCCCTCCAGGGTTTACCCCTCTGACTGCTACCTTGTCTAGCTCAAGCTGGCCTATTACTTTCTTTGATGCCAGTGATACATACCTCTTGCCCCAATAGCATTCCCATGGATTTAGTGTAGGATGCCCTCCAATGTCTTTATATGTTACAGAGCCAAAAGGAAATGCTGGCGAACTAACTATACCAAAAGTGAACCGTCCTAATATGGCTCCCGGCATATCATGCATAGTCTGCAGGCTAGCGCTTTTAAAGCAAACTGGAACTGGAAATTTAGCTATGCCGTTATCTTGCCCACCAGAATGAAACTCTTTAAGACTAAAATCATCACCCAGTAAAGCATCTAAAGTTTGTCCACGTCCAATAATATGATCTAACGCTGCTTCTAATCCTAAATCTAATTCAGCAGATCCTCTATTTAGGATACCTTCGAGAACTGCGGTATCACCTATCCCCATCGATTTGACGAAGCCTTGAATCCGTTCTTCTGGTGTACCATTTATCTTACCAAACTCTTCGGCTGCAAAGCTTTTTGAAATTGTTTTTACGAGCTCTGGGTAAGTATACGCAGACACAAATGCAGTACATAGGGCAGAAGAGTATATAGAATTTATTGGCATAAACTTAAACATATTATATAGATTTATAAAGCTGGGATAATCTTCTTCTGTAGATGAGAACACCTCGAAATTGGGAAATATAATATCTATTGAGATGGTATGTTTTGAACTATGATTTGGGATAACCCCGACAGATTTTGACCTTACTGTTGGTACCGGTTGATTGAGCAAATGCTCTTGTATATTAATAGAGCTAGGAATTATTCTAGGAAAACCTGTACCATTATCTGTCTCTGGAATCTTATAGAATCCAATTTGAGAGACATCGTCGCTAGATGAAGTAATGTCATCAAGGAATCCTTGGGTTTGCTGTCTAATCCCTTTTAATACCTTTTGTCCCTGCTCAGGCAAAGTGCTATCGCCGTCAGATGTGAGGTTTGATACATAATTTAATAGAATTTCCGTATAAGCTCTCCTGCCATCGGCTACTACGGCATAGCCAGCAGCGGGATACTTATCGTCGAATTCTCCCTTATCAATTCTACGGTGAAGTCCACCTATATAATCGCCCATACTCATCAGTCCAACAGCTCCTGCTTGCTGAAGTTTACCGGCATAGACGTGCTCCATGAATACCGACCTATCGATGTCCATATCGCTTAAGACTTGAGTTATTCCTACTACTGCCATTTTAAAATACCGAATTCATTCTACTATCGAGATGTTGAGAAATTTCTGTACGAGACATTGTATCATTCAAGTCAGATCTAAATGAACCTTGAATATTAGGTATATAGCCGTTATGTAGAGCATGCTGATTAGTCATACCCCTGAAATCTGGAGGGCTGCCCATCTTGCCTGATACATTCAATGAGCTTCTCGCTCCCTGAGACCTAGCTACACGGGCTATACTGGTATTAGGCATAGCATCTGCATGAAAAGTAGGATCATGTGGGGTAGACATCATTGGAGGTGGAGGCATCGCGTTAGCCGCACTATAGCCAGTAGCAGGCACATTACCTGGAGAGAACCTGTTCATAGCAGATCTGATCGCTTCGACTCCCGCCAATCCTCCAACTATGGCTGCAGCAGGCTTAAAGTATTTAGTTTGACTGATTTTGGCAAAGAACTCGCCGCTGATTAAAGCATTCCTATAGCTGCTATTAGGGACATGGGGGCTACTAACTCCACGAGTGTTGGCCATTGATCCAGCACGTTGGTCCTGTACATCAAGTAGCTTTCTACGTTGATTATCTTCTTGGAGCGAAAGCATGACATCCTGTATGCTACTACGTATAATCTGGTCTGAATCTCCCCCGCCAATAGCTTGGATGTCGGCCATAGCTACAGCACCAGGAGCTTCTGCGCCCATTATCCTATCCGTCATAAAACCCTGTCGTACTATACCCATATCTCTGAGTACTGACTCAAAGGGCATTCCAAGCGCCGTACTTTTACCTTGACCAAAACCTACTTTTAGCTCTTCACTCATCATCTCTACGAATATCATTCTTTTTGCTAAAAGTTTTGCTTGCTGCTCAGCGTGATCTTTCGTGCCACCGGCTAGCTGATGTAGGATGCTTAAAGTTTGGGGCTCAGTTTCGCTAAGAGCCCTGAGTGTATTCTTGTCATCATTAATCATTTGTGCTGCTCTTAGTAGATTACTTGCAACATCATCTACTAGTTGACGAGATTTAGCTGTACCATCGCCAACTATTCCAAATAGCTGATCTGAAAACAGAGAACTTTCTGCAGCCATACTCGCTCTTGCTTCCACCCCGGCTGCCTTTAAGCTATCTAGAATAACATCAGCTGGAGTCGCAATGCCGCCGTGTGCGACCTTCTTGAGATGCATATATTTTATTAGGTTCCTTGCATCTGTATAATGATATGTGGCAGAACGTCCGCCCCTAGATCCCGGAGACCCGCCCATGATTCCTGCAGCTTTGTCCAAGAATCCTGATACTCTCTCAGCATTCGTATCGCCTAGTCTTGATATCAGGTTTTCTCTGAGTATACTCTTGCCCTCGCCACTAGCCTGTACGTCTAAGATCTGTCCAATCATATGATCTACATAAGACCTGCCTCTGAAATGGGCTTCTATAATAGGAGTAGAGTGTTTAGGCCCGACTATATCTATGAGGGATCTAAACGTTTCTCCCTTAACAGTACGGTCACGAAATTGATTTGTATCCTCCAGGTCTGATATTAATGAAGTAACGTCACCTATATCGTTGAATGTACCCTTTATCCTCTTTGCTACTTCTTCTGGCGAAGATTTTAATTTATTGAGAATACCTTCCATCATCTCTACTTGACCAGAGTGTATCCCCTCCATGGTCGAATCAGTCATGCTCTTTAATCTGAAGATAGATACACTGTCTTTGTCGAGGTCCCCTTCCATGCCATACTGAATCATTGCAGTATTCAAGAAAGCGACTCCGCTAAAGTTAAATCCTTCAGTTATAGACTTACTAGCAAGCTGAGTATCTTTTAGCAGCTTTACCTTGAGCGCAAGCATCTGGCGACCACCAGCAGCCGGCTCTCTCACAGCCGTTACATACAGCTTATTGTTTCTTGCCTGAGCAATCATTTTGTCTATATTGGAATATTTATCACCAAAAGCCATAGACCTTAAGGCTTCTTCGGTCACACCAACTTCAAATTTGCCTACTTGCGCATGAGTTTGAAGTCTTAGCCTACCTCCTAATTTTAATCCTTTAGGATCTACAGTAGATGAGTAGAAGAGGCCTTGTTTAGATAGGGTGTTCCCGGCCATCACGCCATATAACTTGTCTAACCTCCCCTCTATCTTAGCAGTATCTGTAACAAGACGTTCGCCTTCTGCACTCTTTAGTCTTTCAACATCTTGCAATATATCTAGATACATTGACTGTGCTTCTTTGCCGGCGACCCTTCCTTCCTTCATGTTAGCAATAGCATCTATATGCAGCTTATCGAAGTTACGATTCCCACCGGGAACTCTTAAGAAACCTGCTTCTTTTGTAAAGCCCATAGCCTTCGCAGAAGGAATAATCATTGGACCATGCTTACCCTTTACGAGTATGGCTTGATCGGATATTTTAACTACCCCTGTCTTGGGATCTCTTCTCCCAAGAATTGTGTCACCTATTGCTTCGAGAGATGCCTTACCATCTACGCTATGTTGTTTCTGTGAGAGTAGCTGTTCAATTGAGGTTTTCGCTTCTTTGAATTTTCCTACAGATAAAGTAGAATCTCGGCCAACTTCAATTCCTTTTGCTGCTCTTTTTAATACAGCTAATTTGCCTATTTTCTCATCGACAAGGGCCTTCTCTATTTTTGAGAACCCTGCAGCATCTTTTTTGAAATAATCACGTTGCTGATACATAAGGCTAAGATCATGGTTCTTCTTGAATATACCAGGATGACTGTCGATAAGACTGTCAGCTAGATCTCTCTTCATGTCTAATATTCTGCGAACACCAAATTCTTTACCGCTGACATCTTTTCTTCCTCTGGCGAAATCTATTGATTCGCCCAACATAGAAATATCTCTTAGTTTTATATTAACCGCATCACGACCAAGTTTGACGAGAGGTTCTTCTCCTCTGATGGCTAACTCAGCTGCTATGCTTTTGATCATCCATTGTTGATCACCAACAAGTGCTGGGAGCCCTGCAGCTGTTCTTCTTCCTACACCAAGGCGCCTCATAATCTCAGATGTTGATCCTCCTGAGTCTCTGGCGGCCGCTTCTATCGCTACCTGCTCTTGCTTAGTGGCAGCCTGGTATCCTGGAAGTTCAGCAAGTACTTTAGATAAACTGACTTTAGTAAAAGACTCATCGAGAAGTGCTTGTAGGCCTACTGTCTCTTTTGCTACAGATTTAAGGCGTGCCATAAAGTCTACATCTGACACGCGTTCAAATGCATCACCAAGACCAGCAAATTGAACAATAGACCTATCACCCACTTTTGCTATTGTAGCTTCACCACCCATCGCAGACGTAAGTTTTTGTACATTAGATCTGGACAGATCTCCGCCGGCTTCTTCACTAATTAACTGGCCGAGATTCCTAAGAAGAGTAACATTGAAACCGAATGACTGGCGTCCTTCCTTACCTGCCTCTAACACTCCTCTCGATCGTTCAAGACCGAGATCACCTAATACAAGTTCTAAGCCGCTACGGCTAGGATCGATCTTGGCTAAACCAAATATACGTTCCTTTGCACCTTTGCTTATTACTTGTCCGACACTTACTCTTTGGGAATCTAGTATATACCCTCGATCAACCATGACACGAGCAGGATCTTTTCCGGCGATTCTTTCCGCCATCGTCAGTTCTAATTCCCCAGATCTTGCTATAAGTCTTACGCCTGTGATAAACGTTTTGCTAGGATCTAATCCACGCTTCTTGGCAATGTTAAGCATGTCATGTGTATGTCGTAAATCTTGCTTAAGGACTTCATCTGCATGTTTCGCAGATTCACCTAATATTACATGCCCTGTTACCGGTTCTACGTTAAATGCGGCTTCGGCATATGCAGCAGTCCTGCGTCTCTTTAGTCCCTCTTGAGCATAATGCTCTTTAAAGACTTCTAGCTGAATTTCCTGTCCTGGCTTAAATGTGATTCGTCTACTGCCGCGTTCCAGCATATCTTGGTGCGCTAGAATTGCATTATGCAGATCGCTTCTAAGGAAGCCTTGAAAGTTTAATTGCCCAGCAGTAGTGCCGGTTCTAGCAGCGTCTAAGGACCTCAGATTTATTTTATGAGTAAGTGTGTGTCTAGATAATCCAGACAATGGATCAACATCCATTTGTCTGACAAGATCGCCAGACATGACTACGCCAGAATCTCCAAAGATAAGCCTATTTAGCTCTTTGTCAAGAAATTGTAGTCCTACAGTTTTTCTACCAAATGCGACATTAGTGTCTTTAAATGCCTTTCTTCCTGGGTCTAGACTAGAGACCTCCTGTCTTAATGCAGTATTCGCTGCTCCGCTATAACCCATAATCCTTGCTACGGTGGTAGGTAGGTCATCTACTGACCTTATCTGTACGGCGTCTCTGGATAGCTGAAATTGTTGACCTTTTATAAAGGGTGTTTGCCCCGGCAAAATTGATAAGTCTTTAACGCTCCCTATAGTCGCTTTCAGGTATACTCTCTGTTTTGCTCTATCCTTGTCTAAAATATTTGGTCGGAAAACTGATTCCCCACTTTGGGGACCCCAGGCAAAGTGGAGATTCTTAAACTTTTTAGCGAATATACTGTTAGGCTCTTCCAACTCCAGTCTCTCAAGATGCTTCATGACAGCATTTTGGCTCTCTACCATCTCTTTACGAAGCCGGTCTGCACCGAATACTTGGCCGCGGTTCCTTTCATCAAAACCCGTGTGCCATGCTTTTCTCGCATTATATTCATCTAATAACTTATTATATAATGTGCTATTCGCATCTACTTCCATCAATAGTTGCTGAGAAGATCCTAGAAGATGCCTACCTAATTTAGGCCTGCCGGCATAATTAACTGGATCAGCTAAACCAGAAGTATTTTTAACTCTTTCTTCCCACATTAACGATTCATCGAATAACGAATCTTGAGCACCCAATACATTATTAATAGTCTCCCTAAGCTTGCCTTGACTAATATCGTGATGGTTCTCTAATGATTTGAGTACCTCTCTGTATATAACTCGAGAAGCCGTCTCTGGCTCTGATAGTTTGCCTGTATCTCTTCCTATCTTACCTATAAGAGATGGGACACTGTATGCACTGCCGCCCTTAAACATATATTCAGCAGCATATTCTCCTCCTGTTGCTGCGGCAGATGGATTTATAGCAGTTGAGAATAGGGGAATAGAGACATTCTCTCTGCCTATCGATCCACCTGTAGCGATTAATTCATTACCTCTGAAAAATAGATTGGCCTTAGACTCTTCTATCCTTTTAAGGAGTGGCTCTAACCCGCCTGTAGCAAACCCCCTATTCTTTAAGAAATCTGTTGCAGATGCAGCTGTTGGGAGTTGCTCTGATCTAACCCTCAGTGTAGCACCTGTGTACATCCCTATGTGTGTAGGCCTAGACTCTATCTTCTCGACTAGCTTAAGTTCACGAGCAGTCAATTCTGTGGGCCTAAGAGAATTCTTCCATCCCTCTATCACTCCAAGATCAGATTTAGTACTTATCGCACGGCCGCCGCCTTTGCTACCGCCGAATACAATGTCCTCAAATGTTTCAGCCCCTGATGCAAATACTCTTGTCCTTGCAGATAGCTTCTCCTCATATTCACGTAAGGCAGGATTGAATGAGCTGCCCTTGAATACGGTCCTCTCAAATTTTTTCGCTCGAGATATCCAAGCTTCCTCAGTCACGTTGTTGCCTAGCAGATCTTTATGTTTATGGTATATATTCGCTTCGATTAATTGCCGTAACGCCAGTCTTGTATCTACTGGCCTAGCTTGTCCTTTTCTGCTGCCACTTGTGTACTCACCTGGGTGTAACGTTTTACTTAGTCGCTTTTTCCAATAGTCACCCAAGTTTTCCGGCATTAGCTCTTCTAGATGAACTGTTCTACCGACCTGTCCGGAAATTGGGCGCAATGGGGATGCGCCTTTGAATGGTTCCGCTAGTTGTAGCTTAAAATCGCTGCGACTTCCACTCTCAAGAGCGAGCTCCACCCCTAGCACACTTCGCGCCTGCTTGGCCAGTTCACCACCGTATCTGTCCCTTCGCTTCGGTACGATCCGCTCACGGTGGAATTTTCTGGTGAGGAGGGCGTCCCTCTCAAGGGCTCGTATAGGTCGATACATCTTCTCTTGAACAAGACTTTTTCGCGCTGTCCTGTCAGCCTTACTTTTCTCCACTGCTTGGTCAAGTCGACTTTTGTGGCCTAAAAAGTCAGCTAGTTTAGATCTTCCACCCGTCTCCTTAAGTAACCTACGTAACTGATCAGAAACATTTTCATCTGGTCTTGCCATTTTATTGACTCCTCAAAATATCTGTAGCTACTGCAAAGAAATTCTCTAGACTGCTTCTAGAAGACATATCATAGTTAACAATATTCTCTAATCCTTGACCAAGACTTTCATCAATATCATAATCCGTAATACCGGACAGCATCAGCTCAGCTTCTAGTTGCTGTCTGGCTGCCCCATTTAGCCCTGATCTATTGTAAAAATTAAACACACTTAAATCTGGTGAAGGAAATTCTGTCCTTAATTTGGCTGCAACATTCCCAAAAACACCAGATCTATGTAAATCACTACCTACAGATCCCCAAACAGAATCCATAGTTTTGACCCGAACAGCGTCCATCGCTACATCTGGATGGAACCCTGCCCATGTGGGATCTGGCATGCCGTGGCTTGCAAAATACTCTGCAGCTCTGGCATCAGGAGATTTTCTTATATTACTGTAATCAAATGCATTGTCTCCTTGCTTGGCCCAAGCAGCCTGATACACAGGCTTTACATATTCAGGCACGTACTCTAGTATTTGTCTTCGCTTACCAGAAGAAGCGTCCATCGAGCTCATGAAAAGCTGCTTCTCTCTGGTAGGTAAAGCGATTAACGCACTTCTCATAAACTGCTTTGCGCCTAATGAATAATCTAATGAGGCTACAGTCCTTCCCTTTAAGTCCATAAAGTGACTAGCCAGATCTTGCAGTCCTTCGCCTTGGGCCTTTTTCTCCAGCCGTCGCATTTTTATATATTCTAAGCTATCAAAATACTCATCCATTCTTCTTCTCTCGGTGACATATCCAGGGACGTAGCCACCAGTAAGCTTACCGGTACTTATCCCTCTCATAGCTGAGGAAGCCCCGAAATACATCGCTCCAGCAGTAGACATAACTACTTTCGCGATGGGATTTGCACCGATAAGAGTACCAGTTATAAAGCCGCCCATAGTTGCTGTAAATGGGTCCGTGGCTTTTAGCTGCTCTGATATTGGTCTAATCATAGTGGTATATGGTTTGGCCCAATCGTACTCGTCCGTATCATATACTTCTCTTTTTAAATATCCCTCAAGCTCATCTCTTACCGGGAGCATCTTATTCGCAAGCATAGGACCTAAGATTGGAACAGTTATACCAATTCTGGACACTATATCGTGACTAAATACCTCCCATGCAGAACCAATAGCCTGCTCGGGTAAGGTATAATAGGTTCTTATGCCTTCTTGATTCTTTTCATTCTCCGCTTGCTCGACTAGGCTAGTCAGCTGTGGATCAATGGAATTAAACTTTCTAGAAAAGGTTTGGTATCTCTCCAGCCTTTGCTTAACTCCTTCATGAGTTTTTGCAATCTTATCTGTCCAATACTCATCTACTGTTCCAGACTTGAGTAGCGAGTCTACAAGTATTTTATAATGCTTATAGGACTCAGAATGTGGTGCTACGTCTGCCAGTACCATTAATCTGTCGACTGCATCATAGACTCCCGGAGAGCCACTATGGAGCCTAAACGCAATCTCTCTAGCAGCGCCCGGGAGTCTTAATTCCCCATGGGGCATCTTTGAATATGGGTCACCCGTGCTAAAGTCTATATGATAATTTGTGTCCCCTGGGAAAACCCCCATAGCCGTATTACCGGTAAAGCTAGATCTAGATCCTGGCAACCATGATGGCATAGTATTGGGAATAGTGTTAGTCGCTTGTCTCTGAGCTTTGAGATAGTCTACCATCACAAATCTACGAAGAAGCTCGGTATGGCCCATCATGCCACCGACACTCTCATCATAGAATGATCTAGTAATAGAATTCATAAACCCAGGATCAGCTAACTGAGGGCTAGTCGGCGTAGTAGCTTTAAATGGCATATCCCATAAAGCAAACTTATAGATACCAGTCATTTCGCTCATATGGGCTAGCCCAGTAGATAGCATGGGCTTCTTTACTGCTGACCCAAGTTCTGATCTTGCTGGATATGGGTTCATGCCCATCTCTAGAACAGATTCGCCCGGCGTTTGATATGATCTTAATCCAGGAGAGTTACCCCCAGGTACGCCCATAGTTCCTATAGTCCTATTCGCTAACTCTTCTATACCGAACGCAGTAGGATATGGTCTATCGAATCTATGTTTTTGTGCTAAAAACTCAGCTCCTTGAGGATCAAACATCGATCCTATTATAGGAGTATGTTCTATAAGAGAACCTACAAATGGCAGGTTTGTAATTGGACTAAGAACATTACCAACTAACTCAGGTATTCTGAACAAGTTACTTGGAGTTGGTAGAAAACTTACGTTTCTAAAATATTCTGCTTGTGACCCATATAGTGTGTCAGTGTACTTATACTCGGATCGCATTCTCGCGAACATGCCAGGAGCGAAGTAGTTTATCCTGCCTCCACCGAATGGCTGCTTACCTAGCATCCAGTATCTACCTGATCTAATAGGAACTTGTTGCTCACCAGATAGTATATCTATGGTCTCTTTTGGAGTTTCTGTTAGCCCGGGGAATGGCATTTCTCCAACGAAAGCTGAAACACCTGCAGCTATAAGTAAATTTCCTTTTGTTGGAGCTGTCTTTAGGGCAATAATGAATGGAGCTATTGTTCTAACAAAATCTGAAGCCGAGCTTTCTACAGAGCCCGGCATCAAATCTTCCATATATCTCGCGGCAGGAGATGCTCCCGTAAATTCCCTTAGGAATTGTGCTGATATCTTAGCTGTGCCGTACGCATCCATTAGCAGATTGGATGCCTTATACCCACCAGTAGGAACTCCTGTTAGATAATCAGCATACTTGACACCCTCTAGGGCGAGCGCACCTCCTGCTGCCATCCCAAATATTTTTGCTGTGTTGCCTGCAAAACCGTATCTTCCGGGAGTAGGTCTGAACCCTATTCCCATAGTTGCTCCGATAAGATCGTTAAGTCTAGTTGTCATAAAGTTAGCAGTGTCTAAAAGCCTGCCACCTAAATCTGACTTATATGCAAATGACTCCATCGGGAGCCATGTCTTATCTCCAACTTCGCCGGTTTTAACATCTACTATATTGCTTTTTACTTTTTCCTGAGGTGTTGCTTTGCGTAAACCAAAGTCTGATTCTTTTACTCCTTCTACGCCCTTTATGACACGCTCCGTTTGACCTGTCTTAGGATCTGTTAGCAGATGACCTGTCGTAGGATCTGTTCGCAGATATTGAACCTTTGACTCATCGCCTACCGCAGCAAGGATATCTCTTCTAATCTTAGCAAAGAAGTTACCTGCATCTCTGGTATCTGGTCCGGATTCCTTTTGTATTCTTTGTGCAGATCTACCCACTATGTCTAATTCTGATGAATCGACCTTAGAAGTTCCGGTCCTTTTCGCTATCTCTTCTATTACTTCGTCTAATTCAGTAGTTTGTTTTAGGGTAGGAGTTCCTTGAGTTCTTCTCTTGATGAGATCAACTGTCGAGCTTTTAAGAATAGATTCTTGTGTAGCGAATCTTCTGCCGATGCCTATATCCTCCATGATGGCATCAACAAGCTGCATCATGGGATTATTAGATTTAGCTCTTATCTGTGCTGGAGTCAGCTTAGATTGACTAGCAAGTTGACCTCTACTAGCTATAACAGCTTCGCCTATTTTATCCCTACCTCTAGTACGCCATCCAGAAGCCATGTGCTCTAAACGAAGGGCTTCATCTGGTCTTTCTTTAGGGACAACTCTAAATAAATCTTCTCCTATAACTAGTCTTCTGGTTCTAACATTAGCTTTATCGGGTGCTCTAACAAGACCAGAGGCTTCACCTTTACCGAATAAATGCTTAACTGGTGAAGCAAAGATATCCGTAAATTTTAGATTAACAAATGGCAGCTGTATCTCACCTATAGTCCGTTCTAGTAAACCGCCTAGATGCTTCCCGCTTAATATCCTAGTGTCTATTATTTCTCCGGTTTTCTTATTAAGAAATATCCTTTCATCTAATCGCTGTTTAGTATCTAATAGACCTAGGTCTCTCGACCTCTTTAGACCTTCTATCTGCTTCTCACCGAATAAATCGACTATCTGTTTATTCTGAATACTATCTGTGGACATCGATATAATTTTGTCTACAGTTAAATCTTCGATGCCCTCAGCAGAATTGAATTGTCTGGAATATCTATCTCTGAGGCTTTCTCGCATCTGATTCGCAATATGTTTTGCACTATCACTTAGAGTCTTCTCGGGTCCCGTGCCTATCCATAGGCTTCCATCTGTATCCAGCTTATGTAAAGTGTCTAGATTAGTATCTAGATCTTCGAATATTTTAAGGTGAGATATAAGCGGCGTATCATTAGCTGTGGCTTTGAGAGCTTCGGCTTGCTTACTGGTATATTTACCACTCACCTCTCCTACTGCAGCAGCATATTGTGAGTAGCCTTTTGTTATAGCTCTTTCGGTCTTATTGAGCATATTGGTAAGCTTGCCAGCCACCTCCATGCCTAGATTCCCTAAGGGTCGTCTAGCGAATAGGCTCGCTGCAGCTGCTATTAATGTGAACTTTGCTACCTTGTCGCTAAAGGCATAGTTCTCTCTTAATATTCTTTCTTCATCGAATAGAGGTTCATCATCTCTCGACGCGGCAATTCTGTCTCTAAGTTTGTTTGGATCCTGAATAAGCTTCCTGTGAAAGCTATAATCTCTTGGGAGATCAGATCTATTTCTTTCTGATGGCATTGCCTACTCCGTAGATTCTGCTGAGTTCCAACCTTCAGGTGGCTGTGGTACACGATAGGAGCCCGGCATCATCTTTCCTGGAATTCCCCTGTTCATCTGTTTCTTCTGCTTTCTTACTTCTTTCGCGACTTCCTTTTGAGCATACTCTTCATCTAGAAACATTCTTAGATCTATTGGTTGCTCTAACGAAGTCTCTGCAATAGCAAAGAGTCTAGTCAATTCGGACAGTGTCATATCCTCTAACTCACATGGTTTAACGGCATGAAAATGCCTGGTTATTACAGTCATCATCACTGAGTCCAAGGAGTTAATTGCTATTCTGGCATCGTTGAAATACTCTGCTATCTCTTCATTAGAGCTAAATCCCGATATATCTATTATACATTTACTAAGCATCTCAAAACACATACATGGTAGATTATAAAGTGGGTTTTTATCTATATCAATCCAGTTAAACTCTGGCCAGATTATGCAGGATTGGAGTATCTGCTCTGTAGGGTCGCATTCTAAATTGATGTCTTGCTGTAGGAATAAAAACTCCTGGCGAGTCATAGGTCTAATCAATATGTTAGACACCTTAGACTCACCAGGCTGACCAGAGAGATCAATTAGGAAGATTTCTTTATAGGTTCTCCTTAACCCGGGTATTTCTTTTTTAAGTCGTGGATCAAGAAACACATCTTAAACCTTAATTGGAGTAGGCGCACTTTGATATCCCGAGATTGCGAGAATAGAATCATGTAGTGTAGTAGCTACACCTGAAGCTCTATTCCTTATATCATCTAATTCTAGTGCAGGATGAATAGTACCCTGGGAAGCAATAGCTTCTTCACTCATCATGTTGAGCGTAGCTCTTACTCCTTCAGGATTAGCCGAGTCTGCTGAAGCATCTACTTCCTTAGCCATAGCTTCGGCCTGCGTCTGAACTAGATTACGGTACTCTCGACGATTCAAGCTCCTAATGATAAACCACTCATCGGCGCAATTGACAACATTGACATTGCTAAACTGCTTTTTAGAAGCCTGTATAATCGAGATAAATTTTTCATCCCACTCAAGCTCCTTGGCTTGTTGCCAAGTAATATCTAAGCCTGGAATCTTCTCGTCCATATTTTTGAGCTTGGGTTCAGCCTTACTCTTTTTCTCTGCTACAGTTTCCAACGTTTCTCCTTAATCTAAGAGGTTACCTTACTACTAACTGCTTCATCCGCCAAAGGACTATTAGACATTCTACGTGCTGAAACCTGCTTTTCAAGTACTTCTTTGGCAAAAAAGCTATAGATTTCATAAATAGGAGATCCAGAAGAAGATACGTCTCCACCACCAGTGGCAGAAGCAGATATCACTTGAGATTGGCCGACTATATATGCATCTTTAATAGTAGTTTCTATATGCTCTTCCATCATTATATCGCCATATGCTACAAGTATATCAAATGTACGTTTTTGCTTATAGGCTTCTGTCGCTTCATTAGATGGGTATGAGCCATAATGTCCTTTGTGCCACTCCTTAAGTACATCGTTGTGGCCATATTTGGCTAACCACGATCTGTGCGTAGTAGTTGTTCCTAAGCTATTATCCCCATAATCTTTGGCAGCTACTTGAGCTAGCCATTTTACTCTTCCTATTCCATCTAAGGACAAGAACTCTTGCATCTCATTAACTTCTTCTCTGTCGTCTATCGGATTTTGATTACGAGTAAACTCAGATATAGCTGTAGCTAAATATCCAGGATATTTATAATTTATAACTAACCTTCCTGTAACTATCTTTCTACCATTGCTAACTGCAGAGAAAGTATCATCAGCCCAACCGTATAGAGGAGTCTTAGAATCCCTTGCATCCCAATCGACTCTGAACGCATCAGATAGCCTATATCCACCGATGTATATACCAACGTTACAGGGAGTATAATACCGTTTACCTACATCCGCCATCTCTCGCCTCTCTCGTCATCTAATGCTGTATGCCAAAAGAATAGTTATCCGTCCACCAGTCAGATCGAATACCTCCGGGCTGCCAGTTCTTAGCATAATTGGATCGATGTCCACGATTGGACAGAATATTGTCAGTAACGAGCTCACCTAGATCAGCACCAGCCTCACTGGCTAGTGCATGCATCTTCATTACATGGTTTCTGAGTATCTTCTTATCGCTTTCCCAGCTTGAGGCCGATAGCGGAAAATATTGCTCAGCTACGTATGTATAAGTAGACTCTGTATATATATCATCTATAGAGAACGTGGTGCCGAAATTAGTCAGTGTGATGTTTGTAAGCAATGCGCTCGACATACCTCCAAGCTCGTTAGAGGCCTGAAGGACCATGCTGAACTTTGGCATTTGGTCAACGAATAGCGTTGGTTCTTTCATTGGCTCTCCATCTGTATAAGATTTAGATAGCATATTAATAAATGCGTCTCTGAGGCCAGACGTGAATACCATTGATCCAGCTATAGTCCTAGACCCACGAGCATAAGCGACCGGATTCGTTTCTCCTAATCGCCTCACTGGCATGACGCTTCTTGCAGAAGAAACCGTCAGGGTCTGTATTTTTTCCTCAATTTCTGAATACCCTGGATCAATTGTAGTTTCATTATAAACAGTTGGAATAGTTATTAAACATAATATATCAGATCCAGCATAAGATATTGCTTGTCTCTGAACAACTGGATTTGTTCCCTTTGCGGCTATGTTAGATGCAGTTGCAGCTAATCGCTTTACGCGTAAAGCCTCATCCGCTTTAATCTTTATATCTTGAGAAATTGCATATCTTTTTATAAGAGCTTCAATGCCGTCTGGAAGGGGTGTACTTAAAGACATAGTTAAAATTAGGGAGAGGTCGGATTAACCAACCTCTCCCCCACCTCTCAGTTCTAAAGCTTAGTTAACCAGTAGGAGTCTTTGAATTATCGACTGCTTTATCGAACCTGAGATTTGCTTGTGCGAACCAAGGCTCGACCTCTGTTGCGACGAACGTGCAGCTTTCATCTGTAGTGATATCGTCGATAGACATTCCGCTACCTGCATTCATTATCTCAACATTCTTAATCTGCATTCTGCACACATGTCCGTACTCGTTAGCAGCAGATATAGTAATGTTAAATGGTGGCAATTGGTCATGATATGTCGCGCCAACAGACTCTAAATCTAGGAAGTTTCTTAGGGCAACCACGTCATTGGGGTTATCTGCTGATTTGGTTCCTAATTCTGCATCCATTAAATTAGTTTTACCTACACGATCCATAGCACCCATCTGCGACCTGGTTAACTCAGTCTTCTTCATTATGACCCTAGATTCACCAGTTGTATCTTGTCGAGAGATGTCTAGCAGGGCTGATCTATCAAAGACAAGAAAGATTAGTGATCCTGCGATCCCTCGTTTGCCCCTAGAGAAGGAGCGCGGGTTTGCGGATCCCATCGTATAAAGCGGCGCTTTCTCCCTTGTAACTGTGTAAGAGACTCCTTGAACCTCTCCTACTGTCACATTTCCGAACGTAACAATCATGTCAACACCGCTAAATGAGTTATACGTTTGTGTTACTGCTGATCCTGGCATTATCCTATCCCCTCTCCCTTAGCTAAAGATATCGTAGTATTAATCGTAACCAATTCAAAGGCAGGTACCATACTCAAGTCAATTGTCACTTCTCCTAGAACCTGCTGATCTGGAGTAGATGATATCGCGAAGTCGTAAGACTTTATTGCACCTCTCTTTAGTGCTCTCTGAAGATTTGTATCTATCGCACCTTCTAGCGCTGCGAGGAACGGTCCACTAATTGGTTTACCGATAAACGCTTCACCGGCATCTCTTACTATTTCGCCCATAGCCTGAGTCGTTCTCATCGTAGTCACTCTAGTATAATCGGATCTCGAGTTGATTCCAGCATTAAATGCTCCAGTTATCCCAGAAGTAATTACATAGCCAGCTGCTTTTTGAAGCAGCGCTACTATTCTGTGTTGGAGTAATGTCTTGGCTTGAGCTCCACTAATGGTCCTAGTCTGCCCGAGACCAGCAAGAGGCCTATTCGTTACACCTATGTGGGGTTGAACTGCAGTAAGCATTCCAGCGTATGAAGCCGCACCATTGCTGTTTACATAGGAAACCGTACCAGCGCTTTTTCCTACAGCAAACTTCTTCGCCTCAGTGCCGAACGCTCTGGCTAGTCCTCCGACTACACTAACGTATGCACCGGCGTCAATAGCGTTACCATCGCCGTCGATAGCAATAGTAGTATCAGTATTATTCGGCTGCATTTTGCTGATATAGTCTGTGTGAGGGGTAGATGCATCAAGGGGGTTTAGAATTGATCCATGGAGATACTTATTCCAGGTAGAGGAAGTGAATGGTGCACCAGCATAGCTCTCAGCAACACCACTGTATGTAGCAAGGTCTCCAGTCTCATGTGTAAGATACTTCACATATTCATCGACAAGAGTAAGACTAGGTGTCATGAACCAAGCGCCTGTGACTGTATCGAACGCATCAACCTTGACAGCTGCGCCATCTTTCCATCCAAGTTGTTTGGCTACCTGTCCTAGGGGAGTAGTACCAATAACTCCAAATGCGCTATTGCTTTCTTTTGTTAACTGATAGCAAAACTCTCCGAGTTGAGCAACAAAGCTCTTATCTGTGCCAAGTAAATCTCCACCAAGAGTCACTGCATCACCAGTGAAACATCCGTCCGCATATGCTCCTGCGACATACACGATATCTACTTCATGATGCTGGAGCTTACTGTAAGTAGTTGCGAGCGTAGCATATAGATCTGTGGCGTAAGTGCCACTAACAGACCCACTGAATGGTGTGGCGGTACTGGTATCGGTTACTACTACTTCGATATTAGTAGCCCCGGCGCCTATCGCCTCTTCTACCGCAAGAGTGAGTTCAGATGGCGAACCATCATCATTCCTTAAATTACGCATAGCCACACCGATATTATCTATCAGTAATGGCTCGTTCAATGGGATTAATCCGCCAGTATCTTTAAAACCACCAATAATAGTTAACTTGGGTCCAGGATTAGGCGGAGCAATCCTGAGTCCAAAATCATTGATAGTAACATTGACAGTTGGTAGACTGTCACTATTCGTAATTCCACTTACCATTTTTTCTTACCTCCATTAACCTGTATCTGTAAATCTCTGGTCTATTACGCTGTAGTCTCCATGCAAGTAATTTCCACTTGCGTCATGAAATGCATCAAAAATTGTTGCAAACCTATCTCCGAATGGCCCCATCACACTACCTGCTGCTTCTGGACTTTGGCCAGTAGGAGGACTAACTGCACTGTCGCTCCAAGCTACTCTGCTCGACAAATTTATAGAAGTTACATTATGAATGACTTCTACTGTGTGTTCTTCAGTTCTAAAATACCACTCTACGGTGTATCCTACTATGTCGTCTCGCCACACCTTAACTTTTTGGTCCGCTCGTCTCTGCCAATACAGTAGCTCTTGGACACCATTCTTTTTCAGAACCCAAGCATACTTATATAAGAAATCGTTAAACCAAGCTATTAGCTTTTCGGCACCAAAATGAGTGCTACTGTAACAAGTAAATCTTAATATATTATCGTACCATTGTCCACGTACCTGGATCGAGTAGTTTTGTGGGTCGTCAGGATGCTTATAGATTTCTCTAATTCTAGGCTTAATTTCTTTCATCATGTCAAATGGTCTCTTGCCTACAGTCCCAGGCTCTTGCCGCATGAGCTCTACCGATATCGTTGGAGTAAACGGCTCAGCCTGAGAGACCCCTATGTCTCCCGAGCTATCTGACATGTCTGTGCCAGGCGTGTCTGGGTAAGCATGTAAGAACTTTACAAGTTTAGCAGTTTCCGCCCCTATCCCATCTGGGTTGATAAACTCTAGCTTATCACTACCCTTTGGCCCAGTAATCCCTGTCTCGAGAAGGACTGCTCCATAGAACCTATTGTCTGGCGTTTTGGGTACATATTTAACTGTGTATATTTCTGATGTATTTATATTTCGTAGCTTATCCCCAAATTTAGGCTCTACTATCATGAATGGGAATACAATTAAAAATGGATTTTTCTTAGAAACAGTAAAATACATCTGATATTTAGGCAGCAATTTACCTATCATATCATATATATCTTGCACATTTGCAGATCTGTCAGCCATAGACCTAGGCGGTCTAAGGAAGTCTTCTTTCTCAGTAATACCAAGTATTATATTTCTTGCTATAGGGGAAGTATTAAAATACTGTAGTGTTAGTTCGTCAAAATCCTCAAGGATAGGATCGCCGGACTTATCATTTCTAATTGACATTCCACACACTCTCTTCACATAAACACCTGTAGTATATTATTTTACCATTAATTCCACGCTGCTCACTCACATCCTGTATGTCGTAGTACTTAGTTATCTTGAAGGGCTTTATCGGCTCCAATGTAGCTTCGTCTATAGCTAACTCTACTATCCAATCTAGTTCCCTTGGGTTCATGCTATACCTGAGATAAAAGATATATTTGGGTACAGTTATTAATCCTATTGGAGTCCCTAGTTCATCAGATCCACCTGATATTCCTACAGGGCTCTTCCTGGCCTTAGTAATGTGATCTGTATATGTATGTCCAGACGTGGTCGTATCTGGTGCAGCAGTCAAGCCTTCACCAGTAGGACTGTCTACATTGGGAGAGTTAGGGCTAAGCAGCACTTTTCTAAGCGCGATCCAGTACCCATTCTCTTTTACAAACTTCTCAAACTCTAATCTCATTTGAGTCATGATTATCCATCTCCCCATAGATTATCGCTAGCATGCGTACCACCTATTTTATCAGACGCTGGCCTAGATATCTGTGTGTCGGTCGCCGATATCCTGGGATCTTTGTCGGATATAGCACCTTGGGATACACTGTCTTTTAGTGCAGGAACCAGCCTAACCGTTACGTCCAGACTTGAACTGATAACAGAATCCAGGAAGATACGAGCGCTTTCAGCAAAGTCCAGAGAGATTGCTGCGCTGGATAGCGCACTAGACACTACATTGCCAACAATGGGAACTATCAGTCTGGCAGAAGTAACTCCTTCCGAAGAAACCGATCCAGATAAGAGTATAACTTTCTCTGCCCCAGCTATGATTATAGTTTCCCCAGAAATCTGTCCAGATAGATCACTACTGAGCGATAGAGAAGCTGAAGTTACACTAGAGCCTACAGTCTCTGCAGATAGAACCTTGTCTCCTGCTATAGACATGCTTGAAGAAACAGTACATTCTCCAACAGCAGTTCCGGAAACACTTGATACAGTAGAAATAGTAGCAGTGCTAATTGCACTTCCCGTTGCAGCTGCAGATACACCGTGGACCAGGAGTGTATCGGCCTCAGCTATAGCCTGACTTGATACAGCTGATTCTAATCCTACACCTAACTGCTGTTCTGAAGTAGCCACTGACTCACTTGAGATAGATCCGGAAACATAAGTCGCTACGCTAGTAGAACTAGTAGAAACAGATACTAACGCTACCAACAGATACTGCAGTACCTCTGATAGACCCTACACTTTCAGAAGTAGGTAATGCTGCTGAAACTACTGCCAAACCTGAAGAAGATGCACTCAAGTCAGCGACGAGGTTGAGCACACCTGTAACAACGCTAGTCGAAGTAACAGTCGCAGTGAGAGCCGTATCCACGAGTGTGGCACTTATCGCAGTTCCCTCTGTGACTATGGAGCCCCTCAGATCGGTGACCACGCTAAGAGTACTAGCGGTAACGCTGGTAGAACTAACAGCTGAGACAAGAGTTGTGTCCACTAGTGTGGCGCTTACTGTGGTTCCCTCTGTAATTATGGAACCTCTAAGGTCGGTGACTACACTTACACTACTGCTAGAACTAGCAGAGCCGATAGTGCTGGCAACGACGAAAGCATCTGCTGTTACAGCAGAAGTAGCAACTGTCAGTCCCGTGATATCAGAAACTACAACATAATCTACAACTGTAGCCAGCTGAGTAACTGTAGTTCCTATGGCGGACCCAGAAAACTCTGCTACTCCTGCTTCTGTTAGTGCTGCTGAAATATCACATATTCCTACAGATTCAGCTATACAGCTGTAATCCATAGTTAGCGTAGATATAGCAACAGTTACGCCTACAGATGCTCCAACAGAAGAGTAGGAGGCAATAGTGCTACAGGTAGCAGTAGCTTCTCCAGAAGCAGTAGCAGATAGATCGGTAACTACACTAAGAGCGCCGGTAGTAACAGCGGTAGAGGTTGTAGTTGCAGTAAGAGCTGTGACCACGCTGAGTGCACTAGCGGTAACGCTGGTAGAACTAACAGCTGAGACAAGAGTTGTGTCCACTAGTGTGGCGCTCGCTGTGGTGCCCTCTGTGATTATGGAGCCTCTGAGGTCGGTAACCACGCTGAGTGCGCTGGTAACAACAGAGGTGGAGGATGTGGTTGCAACGAGGTCAGTAACCACGCTGAGTGCGCTGGTAACAACAGAGGTGGAGGATGTGGTTGCAACAACATACGTTATAACTTCTATCGCAGAAGATATACTCACAGATCCGACAGTAGATCCAGTAAGTTGCCTGTCCATAGCTTTAGTGAAGTTAGATGAAATTATTGTCCTACTGATAAGCTCAGCTGCTAGATCAGTAACAACGCTAATGCTACTTTCAGTAACAGAGGTAGAGCTAATAGATGCAATAAGATCAGTGACCACCAACGTGGCACTTACCGTGGTTCCCTCAGTTACGATGGAGCCCCTGAGGTCGGTGACTACGCTGAGCGCACTAGTGACAACAGAGGTAGAAGTTGTGGTTGCGACAAGAGTTGTGTCCACCAGTGTGGCACTTACTGTGGTTCCCTCTGTGACTATGGAGCCCCTCAGATCGGTGACCACACTGAGTGCACTAGTAGTAACGCTGGTGGAGGATGTGGTTGCAACGAGGTCAGTGACCACGCTGAGTGCACTGGTGGTGATGCTGGTGGAGGTAGTGGTTGCGATAAGGTCGGTAACCACGCTAAGAGTGCTGGTCGTAACGCTCGTGGAGGTCGTGGTTGCAACAAGGTCGGTAACTACACTGAGTGCGCTGGTGGTAACACCTGTAGTAGAGATTGAAGCAGCGAGATCGGTGATAACCGAGATACTACTCTCTGTAACCGCCGGCAAAGAAATTGAAGATCTTAGATCTGTAACAACAGATATATTGCTTGCAGTAATACCTTCAGCGACTATGGAAGCAGCTAGCTGTCTGGCTACCTGAACATCGCTGGAAGCAACCGCATCTGACTGAATCGCCCCTATTACATCTGTAGCTACTCCAGCATTACTAGATACAACACTATCGGAAACTACCGATCCTCTTACATCTGTAACAACACTAATGACTCCCTGGCTGTCAGCTACACCAATGATAGTACCTGTAGCAAGATGGTCGACACCAGCAGGAGCAGAGACTGCCTTCTGGAACTGTATAGCTAATGGGCCTACGTTCCAATTGCCATTCTTACCTTCTGCAGTAACTCTGAATTGATAAGTTCTACCCTCTACCGCTTGGTCTATGCCTATAGACCAAGCGCCCTCGGAATGAGTATTTCTGATCTGTGCAGCTACATCTTGAGTTCCATCTGCATCAGTGTCAAATTGTCTAAGCCCTGCTACATAAGCGCCACCACCTCCAGCTGCTGTAGTAGCCCTATTGCCATCACTAACTGTGCCTGCGTCTGTAAGTGCATCTACATTAACTAGATGTATTTCATCGCCAGCAGTTGCATCGACTGTTACGTAAGTGCCACCATCAGCGTTACGCCATTGAAGCCTATGATTACCATTACCAGGACGTAATCTTTCCCCTTCGTCTTGTATATGTGTAAATAGGATAAAATCATCTGAGCCAGTATATATAAAAGTGGCTTGAGTATCTGTAGAACCTGGGCCAACACCTTGCGGAGATATAGAATTACTTGCCGTAAAACCAGTAGCTAGTACTGTACCTATCTCGCTGGCCACTTAACTCCCCTTAGTCTAGAGTAACTCCAATAAAAATATTCCCAGTCTCAGATCCAACATAGTGGCTTGGTCCCTGATTAGTAGATAGGTAGTAACTCACACTAGGTAAATTATTAGCCGGGTCTACCTCATATAACGGATCATTTTCAACTAGATAGTAATTCGAGAAAACTACATCTTGACCTGAGTTACATATAAAAGTTCCACTCAATGAGAGATAGAAGTCTGAGCCATCCTCAGTGTCCTCATTTATAGTTGCTAATCCGGGTAAAAGATAAGTTTTACCGTTATAGTAGTCTGTTACTGCTATTCTTAAACCATCAGCCTGAAGTTGGTTAAGGTCTCCATTCACATCTAACTGCGAATTTATACTTCTCTCATTAGTAAATAACTTTTCTCTATACACAGTATTCCCATTACCATCCACACCAAATGGTCTACCGTAGAAATCATATATAGTTGATTGGCCGACTATACTCGCACTGACTGTATGATCTATTGGGCCTGAGGGGTCCTGGCTTGTTATATCATATGGGTAGCCTAAATCTCGGCTCGCTAGACTACAATAGTTACGATGAAATGCTGCACTATATGATCCCGCATCTATATATTCGCTGCCTCTACTTATACCAGTGTTATTAAGCCTAAAACAATGAGCAAGAGCTGTTTGAGGTACACCACCAGGAGACCCACCAAATGCCTCGTTTTTGCCAGCCTCTAACTGAGCATAAGTACGAACAGAATCCATGCCTGATTTCCAGAATCTATGCTCGCAGTGTCCTCCAGCTATACTTTTTGTGGTCCGGGTAGCAGAGCTAGAGTGTTGTTGAGTACCAAGGAAGATGGAGGTCTTGCTATCAGCGAGAGGAGTACCATTAAGATCTTGCACATCCCAAAATAATAAGAGTGGTCCAACTTCTGGATCAGTATCACCATGATACATCCTGAAATAGCGTTCATTTCCTGGAGCGTTATACGTCTCCTGTGGTCCCCAAAATCCATTAGTGATATTATCTGGTGTTACTCCTGCAGCATCAGTTCCATCAGAGTTTTTACCTAATCTGCCAAGAAGCCATTCCCACTGCGTATTACCGCTATTCCATCTAAGGATCCAATGATACCACTCATCATCAAAGATCCAATCTGTAGGAAACAGTGCAGATTCTAATGTAATCTCTCCTGATGAAGTGTCAGAATCGTTACTGCTACGAACATAATAAAATTTATTTTTTAGGGAAAGCTTATTGCTCTTAACTTTAACTCTAACCTGCAGGCTCTTTTTAGCAGTACCACCTGTTCCTTTTATTCTTATATCTGCTAAGAATGAAGCCTGCCCCTGATTAAGATGAGAAAGATAGAAAAACATTTCTACACATGTAATACCTTCTTTATCAACCCACATAGCCTCTACTTCAGTGCTATTTAGCGGGAAAAATCCCTGAGCGACATGATCATGATTGAATATGCCGACATATGAATTCGCACCTTGGTCAACAGCCGTATGGTCTACATCTCCAAGATGGTATGGGGTGTATACTCCGGTGCCTGGCATTATGAGAACCTATCCGTATCGATATTAGTTCTTCTGCTATTCTTACGTATATTGATAGTTGTTCCATTCCCATAGGGATTAGATGCTAATGCAGAAGTAGAGTTAGATGCCGATGCTACACTGTTCGCATTAGCCCAGAATTCGCATACTATCGTTACTGCCCCAGTGATAGTGCATCCGGCGGTAAAATCCAATCTCATTCTAGTCATAGTCGCCAGAACTCCCTGAATTGTTTGATCTTTAAGCGGGAAAATATTTATTCCCCCATCTAGTCCTATCTTAACCACATCATCTACACCGAGGAGATAGGTATCATTCCATGTGACGCCGGTCATTATATCTTCATCGTCACCTAGATCCTCTCCAGTAGGACTGAAATCATTTGCATGTTCGACATATCCGTTAATGTCAAATTTGCCGTCTGCTGTTGGTGTATCTATCGGGTTATATATTCTGTAAAACGCATCCTCATAAAAGTCTACGGGATGGGCAGAAAAATAACCTGTATATGGCAAATCAATACCACTGAATAGAGTAAGATTTTCACTACTCACAGGTACTTCAGAAGACATATATGCGCCATTATTCCTGGGCATACCTATATGAGAGTTAGGAGTTCCCATGACAGAAATAGAAGTTAATACTCTTCTGGCCATAGTACTCTCCTATAATATGTAGAATGCTTGCCCACTAAGAGAAGCAGTATGTATCTGGCTTATTGTTAGCGTATTTGCTGCTCCTGTATCGTAGGCTTCTATGAAAGCAATTCTTCCATCTAGATTTCCGCCATGAAATAGGACTGTTCTATCGACCCATGTACTATTCGTAGAACCTAGATCACTACATATCACAGTAGTTAAAGAGCCTGCGGCAGTCGTAGTAAAACTCTTTGCAAGAGTTGGGAAGTCCATATCCATTTGGTGCTGGGCGCTGGCGTGACCATAGGTTTCTATAGCTATATGGCTATCCATAAATACTTTTGTGGCGGTAGCATCTTCTATTTTTAGATCTATATGAGCACCCGACATTTCAGCAGCGGTCAGACTTAACTTATACACTCCGACAAAACTATTGTGCCATTTAGTAGGCTGATTAGTTGTATCAGCTGGAGCTCCACCGTTTATTGCTATTAGTGTATCTCCGGACGGCAAACTAGTTACATGATAGAGTTCATCTCCAGCTGTATTATATACAGGAATGAATATATCTGTAGCTACACCATATTTTCTCTGAATAGGATTCATCCTACTCTCCTAACTCTACATCTTGCGCCTTGCCAATCAAAAAAGGATGCCGTGATAGAAGACCATTCTTCATCATCTCTATCCACTGATCCTGAACCACTATGCGACCCTTTGCCGGAAGTGATCTTATACCCAGCCCACAGGGAACATGCATTTCCTACTGTAGTCAACTGAGTATACCCACTTGGAGTAGTCCAGTCAGGGTTATTTGTGTGACAGGCGGCCATTACTATTAGCTTTCCAGAAAGCTCAGGAGAGATAGATGAAAAAGTGATCGTCTCACCTGAACCACTTCCGCTATTTGAGTTAGACTTATCCGCCACTAATTTAGACCTAGTTCCAGAAAACTCCGACACAAATACATTATATCTTTCTCTGTCGCCAAAACTAACCGTGAATGATGTAGATTCAGTACCATCTGCGACTTTATACCACAGCACAGATCTGGCATCTGACCCATTTGAAACAGTTGTAATCTCTGTCCATGATCCATTCGACTTGCTCGATGGATCATTACTAGAACTTAATCTACCCATTAGTCCTAGAACTAACAGATTGCCTTTAGTAGGAGAAGAGGATAGGCTTACTGTTATAGTTTTTGTTCCGCTGCCTGAAGTGGAACCAGACTGGACATGGGCTATAGTAGCCATCAGTAGGTTAATTCTATATCTATTATTCCCGCCTGATCAGAACTACTTATGACTATATCCATAATTCCCCCAGTGGCAAAATCCAGATCAACAGAATGATCTACTACCGAAGTAGTTATGTCTATCGCGGTGGCGTACATATTCACCTTATTCTTCTGCATCATTATCGTGGAGTCTGTACCCCCAACTCTGGACACTCTGATACTGCTAATGGATATACCATCAAGTACCGAAGTAACCACCGACGCTGGTAAAGAAAGCGGCGGATCAGTTACTGGATCATTCGACCCAGTAGGATCCGCCACAAAGGTCATTATTGCCACGATTAACCTAAACTAGTTGTTACTGCTCTTCTATTGTCAAGTTACCAGCTGTTATTCTAACTGAATCCCCAACTGCTACGCTCTTTTCAGTGTCAAAAACACCGTAATAATATATCTCTCCAGTATGAGTAGCATTAGTTTCCATGCCTGTTGCAGTGCTAATAGTAAATCCAGTTACAGTACCCCAATCACTAGACACAGATGTACCAAAGTTAATTTCAGTTCCAGCCGAACTCATTACACCAGTGACAGCAGCAGCCATATTAGCTGTACTCAAAAGCTGTCTTGAATACCCCACGCCGGCAGCAACCTCATGGTTCTTCAATGTTACAGCATTGAGATCACTAAAAGTAGGATTACCAGTGATTAAACCTATATATAGCGGTCTATCTAGGGCACCTCCATTTCTGAATAAATGCTCCAGAATTAGATTTTCAAAATGATCAGTTTTTGCGCCAACAGTTGCCATTACTTAGACTCCTTTTTTGCTTCTTTGCCGAAGTCTGCTAAGCCTTGGCCTCCGAGGTAAGCAATTGTAAGATACAATGTATCTTTCATAGCTTCTTCCGATAAACCAAAAAGCTTGCCTGTTACGATAAGGATCGCGGCCAATACAAAGGCCTGCGATTTCTTAGATTCTGCTCCACTAAACGGAAGCAACGAAGTTAAAAATTTCATAGATTAGTCCCCTTCAAAGAGATCTCGAGCTCTTCTTTTCTTTTTCTAGTATACCAGCCTGCTAAAATGCCTACCACCCCAACAACTAGAGTACCCCACTGAGCGAGAAATGGTGCAGCCAGTGGGGCTATTTTTTCAGCACTTGCCAGTTCTCCGGTTTCGACTACTACAGCGTCTGTTCCCTCGCCAACGATATCTAGCGGCCTAACAAATGCATCTGCTTCAAGTTCCGATGCTGGCTGGCCAAAAATTGCACAACCGGATATTGCTAAACATAACAAAGAGATACTAACTATTTTCATTCTTCCTCCTCGTAAGGCTCGTACTGTGGATAAATCCAATGTATCCAATGGTTCATTATCACTCTAGGATTATTGCACCCTATTAAGCAGATTATACTTAATCCTAGTATAGATAGAAACATCATTACTGAGACTTTCTTACTTCCAGAGAAGATAACTTTCTGCCTAATTCATTGAGCGAAACTCTCATGTTGTCTATTTCTTTCTGTATATTCTTTATATCACCCTTTAGTAACAACTCCAAGGCCTCAGGATGCCCATCATTTACATGATTTTGAAATCTTTCTTCAAGTTTTTGTAAATCATTTAACATAATTTCCTGGTTAATCCTTATTGGAGCAATCTGTCTCTGTAGACTTAACTCCTGCTGGTTAAGCAGCCCCCACATACCTCCGATTAAAGCTATTACGGCAGCCAGGCTACCGAAAGCTCTGGCCCCTGATTCTCCATTATTAGCCACGCTCCTACTCCGTATCTATAATACCGGGTATTAAGCTGTTTCTTTCTCTGGCGGTATTCGCTGCCGGTATTGGGTCAGATACATAGAGGTTCCTTTGTGGATTAAACAGGAAGGGTCCCCTGACCTGTCTAGATCCACGTTTGACTACCGACCCTACATCTCTCGTGGCGGATCTTGGCCTGTTCATATAGCCGACCAGGGCCGCCATAGCGGTGTTCATTCTTGTTTGTAGCGCCTGCTCTTTCTGAGTAGATATAGCTGCACCAGCAGGGAAGTATGATATTCTAAAATCACCCAGTTCTTTACTGGTTCCGGCGGCTAGATCCTTGGTCCCTCTTATATCATGAAGTATATCCATTGCAGTCTTGCATTTTATGTATTCGCGGAATGGTCTATTCTTGGAGAATTTAGTTATATTTATATTTGCGCCTAAGTTCTCATATACATCTATTGTATTAGCCCATGACCTGAGTCCTATATAATCATCCAGGTATGTATTGGGAATCATCGTTCCCAGTTCATTCTTAACTGCTCTGATTCCAACTAGATTCGGATAGGGCTCAGTATGGAACGTAATCTTTTGCGCAGATCCTAGGGTATTGCCACCCGTATCTGCTACGGCTGCAGCGATATGTACCTCAACGGTCATATTATTAGGCCAGTCTCTAGCAGCATCTGGCGTAATAGTTATTACCTTACCTGCTGTACCTAGAGTGCCTATCGATAGATCTGAATAGTTGCCACCGGTATTATTAGCATAGAATACACTACCGGTTGCCAGGAGGTGTTCTTCATCCAGAAAAGCATACTGTACCACCTGTACATTATCATTAGTTACAGTAGTTGCATCAATCGCAGCTGAAAAAGTCAGCTTTATCGTGTCCGTAGTGATGTCGACGCCAAAGGCATGATTGGTAGGAAGACTAGACGCCAATGTGAGAGAAGTCGAAGTTAAGTTAACATCTCCTGGAAGATTAAGGTCTCCACCAAGTGTAATCTCCTCTGCGGTTCTAGCAACAGAGGTTGTATCTAACTGGCTTCCTGTTTGAAAGGAAAGGACGCTAGTCGTGACTAGACTATGGCTAGTGTCGGATTTTATAGCCCCAGTAGAAAGAGCCAGATCGCTTCCTATTAAAGTCAGCCTATATATGGAGTTAGATATAAGTAAGGTATATGGAACTATTGTTATTTTAGTGCCGGAAACACTAAGAGTAGCATCAACAACAGTATCCAGAGCCACAGATCTAAGTACCACTGTAGCCCCGGACACTGAAGTAGCATCTAAGCTAGTGTTAAAAGTTACCTCTAATTTTTGATTGAGGTATACGTTGGTAGCACCATCTGCAGGGGTAGACGCGGAAAAGACTGGTGCTGCCACAACATACCCCTAAATTAGATCTTTATTTTTTGGTGATGTTTCGGCTCCAACACGCATTCCTACATCTGCTGTCTTATGCCCAACATCTATTGTTCTTTTACCAACGATTGAATCTATTATTTTTCCAGGGCCAGGTATATTATTCAATGCGTATTCTAAGTATTCTATGAATCTCGCTCTAGCCTGGCTGTTTTTTTCGTACTCAAGTAGTTCATCTAGTACCACTCTTGCACCATAGTCTTTGGCTATTTTGCCAGAAACGACCGGAACTATATGAGGATGCAGCTCTTTGATGTTCTTAGAAGATTTTATCTTCTCCTTGAGATCATCAATAAGGCCTACTGGCTTGTCTACAAACGGAATGTGGATTTTAGACTGAACCAAGAATCCCATATCTATGGACTTTTGAATTATCTCTCTATCTGCCTTGGAGACCTCTGCAGTAACTTTAGCAGTAGGACTGTCTGCAGTTAAAACAAAATTGTCAACCGCATAAAACTGCCTGGTCTTCATGTTTAATGAGACATAGGTATTAGTTTTAATTGGCTTCAATCCTATCGGAGACTCTGCCTCATCTGAGATCTTTATTACCATTTTACCTACTTAAATCTAAGCCCGGGGGCGAGGAAGCCCCCGGGCTAATCAGCTCAACTTAACAAACAATCCTAGCTAGGACTGTAAGCACTACCGCCATAAACTGAAGTACTCACTTCACCAGTACCAAATTGAAGCACTGGAGTCGATTCAGGATCTATCGACTTATCAATGACTATGCCTTTAGCAGTCCTAATGGCTTGGCCATTATTGATGTTTTCGACAGCATAACGTTCGCGCAATTTGATCTTGCGAATATCACGTGCCGGATCATCAAACTCCTCAGTAACAACATCTTCGTCTACTACGAGAACGCCGATCTCATTGGTATCGACCATCCAGAACTCAGTTTTATTGTTAGTAGCGTCGTAGGGGACAAAAGGACTAACAATGATGTTGAGTGAAGCAGGGAATCCTGCTGGGAGCCTTGACGCAGTAGTAGCAATAGCAGAAGGATCAGTTAACTTAGTTTCCTGATTTAATCCTCCAACACGGAATTCTCCGCCTGAACCAGGGCTACCAGCATAGTTTTGGAACATTTCGCCGTTGTTGGCAAATCCAAATGCACGCAATTGGGGATTAAGTGCGAAGGTGAGCCATCCGAATGGATGCATGATGATTGCATTTGGTACATAACCATCATCGACCATACTGGCATACATACGGAAGATATCTTCGATGGTAATCGTACCATTCCTAGCGCCATCAATACCGCGACCAAGACTAGTAACAGTGCCAGCTGCAGGCGCAGTAGCATTATCGATATAACCAACACCAGCAGTAGTAATCATGTTGGCAACTTTTTGCTCCTTATGACGGATCAGAGCACGGCCTGCTGCACGCAGATGCATACTCATTACATCAAACAAGGAGTACCTAAGCATCTCATCAGTGAACTTGACGGCAACACCCGACTTTCCGATGGTCGCAGTCACTTGACCTGCGAATTCCATCGTCTGTTCTGGGTATTCCCCACCCTCTGGGATATCAGCAGCAGCGAATGCGCCCATAGCCGGGAAGGTTAAACTAGTTCCAACCTGAAAATTAATCCTCTGAAGCAGGGGAGTAAGAGCAATTGTTGGTTCAATCGCATCCCTAACAATCTGAGAAACAACTTTTGGTATGAGCATTGGCTGCTCAAACGCAAACTGCGTATCGTAAAACTCATCCCTCTTGATTTTACCAGCCTCAAAGGAGGACTTACGCTTCTGGTCAGCCTGGATCAAATCATCTAAACTAAACCGATGAGAAGGTGCGCCAGGCAGCACACCATTGTTTTGCCAGATGCTATGCATCCGATCAAACTTATCATCGAACTCACGCTTCTTAGGTTGTTCGTCAGTAAAGCGTTTGAGCGCTTTAATAGCCTGACTATCCAACCCTTCTTCTTCTAGCTTTTCAGCTAAAGCACCGTCTACGGCGTTGGTGATACCATTCTCAGTATCTTCAACAAGGCGAAGAATCGTATTCTTTTGCCCCTCATCGAAGTTCTGCTCAATAGCATCTTCGTCAACGCCAATTAACCTATCTTGACTCATTTTTTCTCCTTAAAGATCCACTTTGATTACAAGAGCAAAGAAATCACCACTACCATCTATAGTAGCATGCTCAAACATTGCAGGAATTCCCTGAGTACCAGAACCACTCAAGCCTAAGCCAGGTACAGTTTGTACTCTTTTAAGAGTGTTAAACTGCTGATCGGCATTCTGATTACTAACAGTTCCCGCACCGATCAAGCTTGCTACGGTGTCGTTAGTAGTACCAGCAATTGTTCCAACGCGGTACTTATCGATGCAACGACCAACAACATAGTTGGCTGAAGCTGCAGCACCATCCCAGGCGACTAATCGACCAGGCGAATTTGCAGCAGTTACGTTTGTCACAGGATTCCAAGTAGCTGCAGCACCACCGTCTCCATCTACTCTTACAAGGTCTCCCGGCTCAATAGCACGTTCTCCAATAGTGACTGCAGGAATCACAACAGAGTAGTTACCCATCAACAGAGAAGGCATCAAGTCACGACTGTAATTCGTGTACTTAGTTTTGAGTAGGTTGGAGTAGACCGGGGCAGTAATTACACCAACTGGTCTTACTCCAGTCACAGTAGCAGCACTTGCGCCGAGCGGCGCATCTGCGCGTGCAGTAGTACTATCTAGATCGTCGGTCCCAAAGTCAACATCGTTCTGAGCATATGTTACTGTGTAAGCACCCCAGCACGCAGGGACAAGACCCCTAGCGGCTTCTTCTGCATTCGGGTATGTGTTATCTACACTTATCGCTGCTGTCGCTGCTCCAGTATTTAACCTACCAACGAATGTTCCAGGAAGCAGGACGATGGGGTCATCATCATGCAACTTGTCTAACATCGCGACAGGGAGAAAGTTCGCAGCCCTGAGGCCTTGAATCGAAGGACGTACACCTTCGTAAAGTTCTTGGTATGGGTGATGAATTTTCCCATAGCCTCTTCCAGTTCGAATAGCCATTTAATTACCTCTTCTAAATTTGATCCATTGGATCAATGTCTGTTTTCTTGATAGTCGATACATTTTCCTCTTTCACAGATTTGGCCACAGGAGGTTTCTCCTCAACCCTATCTTTTATGAAAGATGGTAATCCATTAGACTTGAAACTACTTGCTAGCTCAGGCACTAGATCCTCAATGCTATCTCTAAGGCTTTCAACACTTCTCGCTGCAACATGAGTCACTGCCTCTCCGAAGCTTTGGTGATCGGCTACCGATTTCACCTGCGGCTTATGGAGTTGCATTTGCATAGTGACCAGTTGAGAGGCGAGCTGCTTTTTGAATTCCTCAGTAATGGCAGCATTCTCATCCATTAAGCAATTGTACTCACTTATCTTAGTGTCGTACAACTGCTTTGCCTTCGCCAGTTCTGCTTCAAGTTCTGCAGTTCTAGACTGACTATCTTCTAAAGCCTTTTCCAAGACAACAACTGTCCTATCTAGAGGCTTATCCGTATCATCCGTATTTTTCGCAACATCGGTATCTTTAATCTCGTTCTCTTTCTTGGTACTCATAATATTTTGAGCATCCTTCCCACCTTCAGGATCATTTAATTCTCCTGATTGTTTATCGGTATTGATTTTTGAACTACTTATTAATGAACTGCCGGCCAGCTCCTTAATTACTTCATGTTTTAGCATATTTTTAATGCTGGCAGCCATCTCCTCTATATTGTAGTTGGCGTTTGTGTCGCCTAGACCAAGAGACTTAGGCCAATCTAATTTTTTGCTGCGTGACCCATCTTTATCCATATCGAATCCTTCAGGAACAGCAACCCTTACAGCACGCTTTGCGTTATCTTGCCCATAAGGAATTTCATCTTTATCGTCTGGAGATCTAATCAATTCTGTCACCCTGCCTTCTGAGTCCGCTAGCACTATTGAGCAGACTCCACCAAGAGTATCTGCGGTAACAACTTCTACTGTTTGTTCTTTTGATTCTGGAACTATAGCGCTATCAAAATCTGCGCTTAATATTCCTGCGAGTTCATTGGCGGGGTGGTTCACAAATGAGCATTCCATATATTTCATCTTACCTGTAACAAGATAAGCTCTATATTTTACTCCTTCTAGGTCGTAGACTCTTCCTGGCCTGTGATTACAGACTTCTTCTTCGTCAGTATCACTTAGCCAATCATGGCCACATATGGAGCAATATGCCTTGTTGCTGCTTTGTCCAGTAGAAACAGTTTTATATCGTCCGTCTAGTATCTTTTGTTGTGCATCTTTATCAGAAACAGTTCCGCTTATAACGATATATCCAGATCCCGGCTTTGTACCATGATCTGGATTCTTCCAATCGTTCTTAAATCGATCATCTTCCCATAGCTGTACAAATTTTTGCGAATCTATTCTACCTATCGGTTCAGATTTAGAATCGTGATGCTTCAGGAATGGTTTGTCATAACCAGCTGTGCCTCCATTGTCTTTGGAGACCCAAGAAGATGCGCCTGCTTTTACTCCACTACCGGGATAAACACGATTATTAAGTAAGTAGCCGGAGTGAGTTGCTTTAATAGTTACCCTGAAGCTAGGGGCATTAATAGAAGAATATAAATCTTCTAAAAGATTGTTAGCGTCAGTATATATATCAGATCTTTCTGGCATACCAAAGAGATCGGTAAATCGAACTTCTCTGTTCATTACTCATCTCCCTTGTCGGTATCTATATCTTCATCTATCACACATGTGGTATTTAACCGTATATGTGGACCAGAAACATCTCTTTTGCTTACCGAAGCAATCGGCATAACCACTTCTTTCTCTAGATCAAGTGTTCCATCTTCGTTAATGCTATTATACATAACTCTGATATTCTTCCTACCAGCCTTCTGTAACGTAGTCATGTATCCGTACTTATAAGCAAAGTCCGCGGTTTGGACTGTCATCATATCTAACTCAACTTTTAATGCGTCAAAGATGCTAGACGCCTTAGCCGGGTCTAAGTCAAGTTTTACTTCATTATCTAAATCTATCTTCAACATTATCATAGCCTTACGATTGAGCTTTATCAACGGTATACGTATGTGCTTAGACAAAAATAGACTGATATCGTCCTTAGATACTAGCTTATTGGTATGTATATCTTTGCGTGCTTTCTTTGCTCCGCTCTCTATTTCAGGCAATAAGTACTTTTTTGCATCAGACATCATTGCATCTGTTTTTAATATTAATATTTTCTTTATATCATTAGACTTAGTGACCTTGTTGTACTTACCGTTTCTAGCACTAAGGCCACATATATCCTCACACATTTCTGACCATGAGTAAGAGAACTGATTGAATAGCTCTTTCATCATTAGACTATTCTGAGCAACTGATTTTTTAGTAGTGGCAGTACCATGCTGGTTAGTCGGGCGAGCTTTATTGGTGACGGTGTTGGCGGATCCTTGTGAACTGCCTGGGCCCTGTTCGTTCATTGCACCAATCTCGGCTAATGGCTTAGTATATAACTCGTGGAAAGTATTCTTTCTATCTCCATCAGCATACGGTTCTCGATTGAGATAGTCCGTTCTTAGCTCATCCTCTGTTATAGCATTCTGCATAAATAGCTGAATACCATGGTTCTGATGAGCTCTAGCCTCTTCTCTATCTATGTCTGGGAATCTCAGAGAGACCCGTACGTCGCTGACTAGGTTAAATCCACCCTCTAATAGTATGATATCAACTATCTTGGCGGTGAACATTTCAGAAAATACATTCTGTATTTCTGAACATGCATCGACTAAATTCTTTGTAACCGTCTGCGCAGTAGCCTTATTCGCAGTATCGCCTCTGCCTAGGTCTATTCCAGATAACCTCAGGCCGCCAAGAACCCTACTCTCAAAGTGAGAGAGATAGGGTTCTAAATCTAATACCTGGCCTTCTGTGCCAAGCATGTTTATCTCTACTCTTTCAGAGGTGACTAGCCCACCCTCTGGAGGTAATGCATCTACTTGTGCTCCAATAACATCTACCTCTGAGAGTGTCTGTCCGTCTGGAGATGTTATATATCCAGCTGGCTTATCTTTTGATCCTACCTTGGCATGGAATAGAGGGAATGTATGCTTGTGGGTTACTAGCTCGGCTAGTTCCTCTAGCCTTCTCAAAGCTCTGATGTCTTCAAGCACAGGCACTATATATGGTGTACCAAAGGTAAAGCCAGACTTTCTATCCAAATGGAAGTGTACAACGTCGGAAGCCCTGAACTTTCTAGTTTTCTCAGAGTCCCATATCTTTTGTTTCCACTCTACTGGCCTGCCAAAATCATTCTTTTTTACTGCCATACTAGTAGGATCTGCCGGATACAAGCCAGAAATAGGCTGCATCGTTTTACCAAACATCCTAATAGGAGAGCCACTAGACCTAAGGGGGTCTCTCTTTATCACAAGGATAGCATTGCCGTAGGCAATCAGGTTAGTCAAAAGCTCTCTTACAATAGCAGAGATAGGTTCGCCAGTTATAAGCTCTATTTCTTCAAATCGTTTTTTTACATACGCTATAGCTTCTTTATCTGTACCGTGCAGATGCCATCCTTCTTTCATGGATAGCTCTCTGTGCCTTCTGACAGAAGCAGCAAAGAACGATTCTACATCTAGCGTCTTGCCTATTTCCCCAAGGTTGTACATTGGAGTGATATAGTTGCCGTCTCCCCCTAGACTGGGGTAGCCTCTTGCTGTTAGGCTCGTTTTATAGTAGAGCGTAGATACAGCTTGTCGCGGAGATTCCTTAACAGTAGACTCTACGCTAGAAGGCTTAGTCTTGCGGACAAGCCTAAGATCCTCTTGCTCTGGTTTAGTAGTAGAGAACACTGACGCTATTCTACCGAGAAGACCCATCTGATTCCTTTAACATCTTTTTAATCTCTTCGTCGCTAATTTCCATTTTACAAGTCTTAAGTATGTTCCTTATCACTTCTTCTGATGTTTCTGGCTGATTAAACTTATCAATAGCCGGAATAGTCGTAGTATTGCTCAAACCAAAGAGGCTTGAGCTTTGACTAACTCTTATCGGCTTATTGTCAGAAAAGTACCTTTCTCGTAAATCATCAGGAATATCAATTGTATACTGATTCGACGGTATACTTAACCCACCTACAACCTCATCTATCATATTATCTACAACATCGTCAGACATATTATAGCATTCATCAAGAGACTGTTCTAATATAGAGGATAATATCATGTCCATATGGCTTAGTCCTCTTAGCTGCCATTTCGTCTGTACGGTCTCAATATTTCTCCATACTATGATAGACTGCTGTTTTTCGCTATCTGTCTCATTAGATCCTATTTCACTAACAATATCTTCGACAAAATCTAACATAGATTTAAACATATCATGGAATAATTTGCATTTTACATAAAGATTTTCCATTATAGGTGTATTCATTCGAGAAAACCAAGAATTATTTATCCTTCCTATGACGCCCATCACCATATGCTTTATATGTTTTATATACATAAAATCTGCATTTGCACCAGATAGCTGTGCAACAGTTTTCTTTGCGTACCTGGCGGATAAATTTACAGAGAGTGTTTTTGACGCGGCTCTTAAAACTACCTTAATTAGCTTAATAGTTTTTTTATCTGCGATACCGTGCTTAGCCATTATTCTGAATAAGCAGCATATCTGATCTTTAGTAACTCGATAGGCGCTAGTTTGTGCTACATTGTTTACAAGAACTCTTTGTTCATTCGAATTGAATCTCATGAATTGAGATGTTGTAGCACACATATTTTTAAAATTATTTTTAAAGGCTGCTAGAAACTCATCCTTCAAATGGTCTGATACATAATCTTCATTGCCTGATCGAGGTAACTTGTCTCCAAGATTCAGTCTTATATTAGCTTCATGAGAATATGTAGGATAATACCTATACATATCTACCGATGTATTTCTAGATTGCCTAAGACCAACATAGTTTATCCAGAGATCATACTTTGGATCTAAAGATGGATAGATATATCCAATCACATAATCTAATATTATTTTATAATCATTTTGAGATATTTTCTCTAAGGCTAACTCATCCATTCTACTAAATGTAAATTCTTCTGGGGCAGATGAAGAAACAGAAGATGATGATGAACCACGACCAACATTACGAATTGCCTGAATCAACTCCTTGTTTAGCACATCTATCGCAGAGGCAAAAGCAATAGCAATGACTAATTTCATTGCACCATACGCAGCTCCTTCTGGATGTTCTGATGGTGGAGATATTTTAAGTATCTCTGGCACATTAAATATATCTTGAAATTTATGTATTGCATAATTCAATAAATAGACTGAATCAAACATTAAAAGATCATTATCGGAAATTCCATGAATAATCCTGTGTTTAAATCTCCTAGTAGTAGTAGAGTCTAAACTAGGATTACCTGTCATCGATTCAGAAATAGTTAGAGTGTAATTAAGTTGAACCTGCTCATACTTTTTTACTGCAGTAAGAAATAAATGAAAACTTATTCTTGCGCCATCCGCTTCCGATGGATCTTTTCTTGCTACGGCGGCCCTTACGTCCTGCACGATAGGATCTACAGGGACATGCGTTGCCCTACACTTCTCATCTAATAAGTTAAGCAACTCATTAGATAACATTATATTATCTTTTATATCACTAAATATCTCCTGCACTTCCTTTTCTGCTTCGTCCTCTATATTCGTATTAATTACTGGCGACCCCTTAGGAGGATCTTCAGTAAGACTCCGCTCTCTTTCAAAGGGTTTTGGTTTTTTAGAGAATATACCCATCAGATGTTACCTCGACCAAACCGGTTGCCCCTAGGAGTGTTACCATGATATCTTGTTCTACCTCGAACTGAATCTCCTCTAGAGCGATTAGTGGCCTGTCTCCTAGCGACATACACTCCTATGTCGTTTCCTCCTACTAATGTTTCTTTATCTTCATCTGTCCTTTTCTCTGGCTTTAGATCTTTTTGCATTTTCTTACTGAATTTCTTTGCCTCTTCTAAATCTATTTGACGCTCAGTGATATTACTCAACTCGGGAAATGGTGAGTCGTTATCATGGTCACTGCCTACACCAATAGAATAAGCAATATCCATAACGTGTTCTACCTTTTTTATATCACTAAACTCTAAGATATGACCCATGATACATAGCATCCATGCGGTAAGAGTATGCTCGTAGTCTTGAGAATAAGTAGGTACACCACTTGGACTATACTTAACTATCTTGAATGCTCGCATTTGCTGAACAATACCTATATTTGCGAAGGGTATCTCACTGGGTACGATCCTTGTAGTTGTATCTTCACCTGCAGGCATTAATACCTGCTTCATCTCCATTGTTCGGCATGACGCATCTACCATGAACTGTTTTACTGGTTTCTTGATAGGCATACCGCTGACTGGATCGGTTATCTCTATGTTAGAGTTCATAGTCATGGGCTTGACTCGCTCTTTGTAGTTGGTGTGTTCGTTGGGGTAATCCATATCATATTTCCACATCATCTCAACTTGGACGTGTCCATATCCAGCATCTACATAGATATATGCAGTTTGATTACCCCATACTTTATCAAGCTCCATTATTTTCTTGATAGCTTCTATCTGCTGAAATTCCTGAGTCCGTATTATATGTTTGTCTACTGTTTTATACATGAGTCTACCATCTACATTCATGGCCTCAGTAACAATTATATGTGTGCCTGTAGTCTTACCCCAGTCTACTCCTATAACGTACTTAGATTCTGTATGTGGGATACAATCTTCATAAGTATAGTCAGCCAGGCACGCGTTAACGTCCTCACTTCTAAACACACCTTCAGCTTCGTCACCAAACTCAGCAAGAAACTCTCGTTCGTATCCAGTCTTTGAGTAGTTCTGCTTAAACATATGATCTACTTTTGGAGTCCAACTAGGAGATTCCGCAGATATAAACCAGAACTCTTTAAAGCCTTGGCTCTTGTCACAACACCAGTTATATAGTTTTTTACGTATTCCGGTAGGTGTGGATGAGACAATGAGTTCGCAAGTCGGATGAGAAGCCATTATCGCCATGATTACTTCGATATCGCTGTCATTGATATAATCAACTTCGTCCATGATAATAAAATCTGCGTCCTGACCACGAACCTTATCGGATTTTGCGCCCGAATGTGCACCAGAAGACCAGCCTCGAATAACTCCACCTGAGCTGAATTCAATCATTTGTGGATTAAGGACATTCCTCTTAATCATGCCTGGCATATTTAGTGTGGAGGACCGGCCTATAAAATCACGCATAGTGTCAAAAATCTTTGCGACCTGTGGCTGATACGGGGCGAGTACTAATATCTCAAATTGCCTATCAGTTAATCCACCATTAGTAAATAATTTCCAAAGAGCAAGAACACTCATCGATTCAGTTTTACCCACACGACGTCCTGCACGAATGGCCTTAAACTGAGATGAACATCGCATGACCTCTTTCTGATACCATCTAGCCTCCCAGCCAAATTCAAACTTAGCCCAAGCAACTGGGTCTTGTAGCATTTTATAGTTCTGGAACTCTTCGTCAGATAAGCCTTGATTTTTCATCTTCTTGGCTAGCAGCCGATAGTCGCCTTCACAGGTAGGTATGAATGGTTCGGAAGTAAAACCCTTGCTATGCATATCTTGATAGTAATCTACACACTTTCTGCAGAAATGACAATCTCGACCAAGCATAGGCTTATAGTCGGATCCTTTATAGTCATCCATTGGCCTATATTTTTCACCAAAATCAATGCCTATTTTAATGGGCTTTTCGCCCTCAATCCTAATCTCATTCTTCTTTTTATCAGACATGCATGAACGTCGCTTCATTGCCCATGGCTGATCTTGTATTCATTTGTGAGTTATGGATAGCCGCCATAGCAGTTTGTCTTTGAGTGTGACTAGCTCTTGTTTGAGCAAAGCCTTCACCAAGATCTGAATCTGCAGGTGTTTCTCTATTGCGCCTTTCATAAGAAAATGTGGTCATTCCCTGTATAGCTCCACTTGCAGCAGCAAAACCCATGCTAAATAAATCATTTACTATCCATGCTGAAGACAAGGATCTAAGACCTAGGCCAAAACCCATCCTTGTTGCATCTCCTATAAAACTTGCTGACTGAGATGCAGTTCCAGCCTTATTTACTTCTTTAAGAAATCGTGATTCACTGGAACCAATAAACCATGTACTGGGGCTAAGAAACCGCCTAGGCCTAGTCACAGGGCGATTCGCCCAAGGTTTATTTTTCTGATACATCCCTCCTACGTACATGTCAGACGGTCTCGGTGCATGGACGCGTGGATACGCGTCATGCACCATACTCTCTAAGGCAGATTTCCCAGATCCTTGTACAAAACTGGAGGGCATAACTCCAGGTATCATACCGAGAAGAGGTCTGCCTCCCGTGCCTATACCCTGTCTACCCATAAGTCCGGCGCCAAGACTTTCCATGCTTATCGCTATGGTAAGATCGGCAACTAAGTTTCCTATGCCGAAATTCTCATGATCCGATGCAGTTGATATAAACTGAAATCCATGGGAATCTATTGGTCGATTATATTGCATATTACATGTTCATTCTATGTGAATGCAGTGTTGCATTGTAGCTTATGTTACTGAAACTTCTCCCCTGAGGTCTTGGTCTAGCCGTCTGTGTGTTCCTCAGATTGCCTCTTTTTAACGATGTCATACCAACAGCTGCACCAGCAGCTAATCCAGATATAGTTCCTCCAGCCATTGCTCCACCCATATAAGTCATCGCTGGATCTATTTTTCCCCAGATAGAACCACGACCGACCATAGCTCCGGCCATCATACCAGGTAATTTAAGTACAGGTCCGACTAGACTTTTCATAGTATTAAAATTAGAAGCAGTTTTCATTGCGTATGACTGTTTTATATGGGATTCATGTTTGACTAATCTGCGCTCAGCGAGATTAGCCGACTTAGTAAGACTTTTTTCTGTCTTTAACGCATGTTTAGCAGATTTACCAAGAGACATAACGGATGTTGCATCTCTAGCGGCCCCCACAGTTTGCTCATGCCTGGTAAGCGCTGGACGCAGGTTTTCTATTTGTGGAACACCGTGACTAGGTGGCCTATGAGGTCGAGCACCCCATCCATATTTCATCCTCAGGTTACCGGCCAATTTTTCGCCCCGCCTAAGACGTCCTCTCCATGATTGTCCTCCTTGACCACGTCCAGTTTTAAGTTGAGTCCTAGCACCCGAGGTGGATCTAAGCATTGCCATATCATCGGCACCAGGAGCTGTAGATTTTATGCGATTCCTTATATTATTTACTGCAGCTGCGCCTGCCCCCTTGCTCCCAAATCTTCCACTCGCCAGTATCGCAGTTCTACCAATAGCAGTTACTCCCGTAATACCTGCTGCAGCAGTAACACCAAATTTGCCTACGCCCGCCATGAAATTACCAAAGCCGGACATTCTGTCTCCGAATGTATCTTGGTATCCAGATATGCCCGCGTTAAGGGCAGTCGCCGTAATTCCTATGCCTGCGAGCTTGGTAATTTGATGGCCCATAGTCATACCGGCGGCTGCACCAGCCTGGTAATTCATAACACCAACGACCATCTCCTCGGTTGCACCGGTAAGAGTTTGCCTACGTGCACCTTGGCTCTTGTTAAAAGCATCTATTCTTCCACGAGTTGACTTTCGTGCTGCTGCTGAATTTAAACCAGCACCTCGTATAATCCCACGCTCTTGCTTAAGTGACCCTACTATTTTACGTAGAAGTCTTCCTGCGGCGCCTGCTACTGCCATTTTTAATACCTACCTAGAATGGGCCAAAATTATTACCGGATCTTATCGCATTAACTGCGGCTAATCCTCCATAACCTACACCAAACATCGCTCCAGGGCTTGCTAATGTTTTACCACCAGATCTTAAAGCCGTAGCTGTAATGGCAGCATGTGCACCAAGTGTGGCGCCGGCTTTTACAGTTCTGCTCACAAAGTTATCTTCGCCAAGAACCATGGGAGCTAATCCAAATGCCGCTATTGCTCCAGCACCTATTGTTCTAGTAGATGCTCTAACTGCGTCATTGTCGTCTTTTATAAATTCCCCAAAAGATGTCCGTTTCTTCGGGTCTTCTGATAGTCTAGCTCCTATCTTCTTTCCCTTAAAGAATTCCGATAGACTCATGGCTGGATCGGTACTTGAACCTCGTTTGCTTCCAACCAAATCCTTCATTGCTTTTGCGTTTCCAAATAAATTTGGATTCTTTTGAGCCGTATTAGCTTTGCTTAACTGGACAGGATTAATATCGTCGACCAGATTTAGCAAAAAGTTTCCAAGCTTCACACCACCATACTCATGTATCATTGCAGGTAGTCCCATTTTATCCTCCTATGTCGTTTGTCTCTGTCTGGATCCGTTAGGATGACTGACGCGTGTTCTATATTTTAAAGCATCATTACCATGTAGCGCTGCGTGTTTTCCTTGAGATCTTATTTTAGACTTGCCCTTGAATTGCTGTGTATTAGTAAGGCTCGTGTGGTTTTCTTGCCTATACACACGTGGCTTTATATGTTTTCCATAATCACCTAGCCCCTTTACGGCAGAATAATCTGGTGGAGCCATCATTCCGGATGGTAACCCCATGCCCATCCCTACGGCGTTCTGCTGATATTTATCCTGAGTAGCCCTAGATCGGATGTCTTTCACTGACTGATATACAGAGTAATTCTGTGTAACATGTCCCTGCCGTCGCAGATCAGACATCATGCCTCTTACGGCACTAACATCTTTTGTCAGTCTTTGTATATCTGTATTAATCTTAAAATACTTTATTTTATTTGGATCATTTCTCGCGGCATATCCGATTAACGCGTATGGCTGCTTTAATGCATATGCATAAAAGTTGGCCTGAGACACGTGTGCTTCTTTGGGGGATTTTAGGCGTTGCAGCGCCTCAATGTCTTCAACTGATTTTATTTCTAATGGAACACCAGATTTAAGCACCAAGTCTATGTGCCCCATGACATCCAACTCAGGACTATGTACAACATGCTCATGGGCTTGAGCTATGTCTTTCTTTAGATACTCTGATTCTATTATATTATGTATATTAGTACCCTTCTCAGATGAATTTGTATAGTCATCAAAAGAAGATCTACCTAGCAGTATATCTCTGAGCCGATCTCCTCTATATCCGAGCATAGAGGATCTAATAGTGTTACTACCATATTGCGTACCATATTGTAAGCTAGTCATGGCCTGCGATGAGAAATGATCAACACCAGAACCGAAGGAGTGCAAGAGTGGATCGCCTGAAGGAGAAACACCACTTATCATATTATGTTTAGAGCCTGGATGTTTTATGGCGCCATTTCTATTGCCTATCAGTGTGAGTCCGGCAAGAGTTAACGCAGCAGTGGCAAAGACTCCACCTCTTCCTTTTAGCCCCCTAGGTCTTCCCTCTAGTGCTGGTCGACTACTCGTTGCTGCCTCGACTGCAGTATCTCCTGCATTGCTTATCGTTTGTGGTTCAGGTATAAATTCCCCTATTCTCTCTGAACCTATATTTTGTATCTCTTCAGCAATTATGTACCTATCTATTGCGTTATGTGCGCTTCTTGTCTTGGAGTGCTCAAGAAATTTCCCCATAAGTCGACCGGAGTGCCCCTCTTCTCCACGAGGATTTTTTAGATGCTCATTAAATACTCTTGTATCCACATCCATCATTCTTTTAACGTCGACAGAAGCATCGTGGGCAGACCCCCTAGAGTCGAGCTGCTCTATCTCGAACCCCAGTGCATTTGTCTGATGATTATGTGTTTCAGTATAGTTATCTTTTGCAAAGATAAGGCTCTCTGCTACTCCTCCTTGCGCACCAAGCGAATTCCCCATAACGGTGTCAAACCCAGTTGCCTCGCGAACTCCCATTTCTAGTGTCTCTCTGAGAAGCGAACCCTCTCGTGCAAAACTAAGTTTTCTGGATTGGTCAAATCCCATTATCCCGCCGGTGCCCTCAGTGTGTCTCCATAGTCTATCGAGCATATTTTCTAAGCCATGGAGATGTCTTAGAGGGTTAAGATGCCTTCTAAAAACTTCCATACTGCTAGCACCGGTAGCATGCTCAATCTCACCAACTTCTTTGATCATTTTTGCTGCGGTATTAACTATTAGTCCCTCATCCGACTGCCAATACTTAGCTACTCGCTCAGGTGACATATCTCCGCGACCACGGTTCATTCTTTGGAAGAATATCTCTGCTAGATTTCGATGCGTTGGCTTATTGCCCCCTGCTCCTCGATAACTAGCAACATCGTCAGCAATGGCTCTTATCTGAGTATTGCTTTTTACATAATGGCTTTTAGCTTCAGTTCTATTTTCGCTAAGCTCTTTTAGAACACGATCTGTAATCTGCTCTCTATTGAGTCCACCATGAGTCAATGATTCTTCTACATGCCTGTGGCTTATATTTTGAACATTATATTTCTCATCATTTACTAAGTTCCAAAACTGAATATCTTTTACTTTATCTGCCGCATCAACAGTTCTTATAAGCATATCAGAATGAGTACCATTCGTTCCTACAAATAAAGTCTTAAATATTTCTTTCGCAGATAATAATTTATCTTCTCCTCCAGAAAGATTACCGGGGAACAGAAGCTTTACGTTTTTACCATATGTGTCAACTTGGTCTGCCCACTTTGGTAAGTCATAATTAGTATTCCAGGTTACGATCTCAGCTGTTTTTCCCTGAGCTTTTGCCTCTGAAGCGAAACGCATCATCTTTGTCAGCGACTCTGAAACAAATTTCTCAGATGTGATTAGATTCTCTCTACCATACTTAGCTTCAAATACACTTCTACCGAGTACAGTATTCAGAGTTGATCCTACAAGATTAACTCCGATACCAAAACTGCCTCCTGTAGGATTGGCTAATCTATTCGCTGTAATATTCTTTAATACAGATGGATTTCTTACTACGAACTTTCCTTGAGGTCCGTCTACTCCGCTCATCGCCTTTTTGGCTATTTCATCCTCAGGACTAAGATTATCGCTAGTCATAATTCGATCTATATCGATATGTTCTATACTCCCTTTCTTGTCTTTATACTCAAAGAGTAGCTCTGCTTCTTTTGGCGTTATTCCCTTAGGAATATCAAGCTCCATATGTTTATGAAACGCTTGACCGGTTCTTATCTCTTCTTCAGTTCCACCATAAAACTGTGTAATCTGAACAGGCGCAGTCATTTTATGCGTAGGCATACCCCCATATCTAGATATGCCACCGCCCCTAGAAAGTTCAGTAACCTTCTTGCCTTTTACAATTTTATCTTTATGCTCAAGGCCTATATCAGTCGCTTCAACATCAAGATAAAATCTATGATTACCTGCCGATGAATTCCGTGGTACTGATCTTGTTGAGTCTGGTGGTAGCGGTAATTCCGGAAATGCAGGTGTAGATCGGTGGCCCCCGATTATGTCTATTCCTGCCCCACCTATTCTCTGCTCACTTAATCCCAGCTGCCTTTTCCCTGAACTATTTACTGTAGTATGAGGTCTTCCTTCTGTATAATCCCCTACTACTTGATTAGCTGCCTGAGATTTTTGTCGACTACCAACAGTCACTGTATTTCTATTTTTAAGTTCTTTCATTTGCTCTTGAGTAGCCCGTGTTCCTCCAAGCTCTCTCTCGATTAGACGAGAGTCCCAAGAGGAATTTGATTCGGATTTTTTTATACGAGCAACTGTTCCAAGCTTTTCCTTTCCAGTAAGATTTATATCTACTGATCCCTTTGAACGAATCGGCTTGAAATTTTTATACGCGTCGTCAATGATTCCTACGACATTGCCAGGCACCGCATCTAGTTTCCTCCCACCTGTGGCGCCACCCATTATCAGTTCTGAGAATAAATCGCCCTGTCCTTTGCCTACTGTAAGTCGATGCTCTTTAAGATTATCTGTAGTTACTTTCTCAAGAGCAATGTCTCTATCAGTCCATAATTTTAGATCATATCCTGCATCACGCAATACTTGTAACTTTTTAGTCAGCGGCTCATTTACTTTAAGCTTACTGTATTTAGGGTCAGATTGCATTTTCTCTAGATATTTTTCTGGATCCTTTCGATAAAGCTTATCTCCAGTATCATCGAAAAGAGTGCTATCTATATCTACCAATATAGTGCCACGACTGCGGGGAGGTGGATTTATCGTGTCTGCTACTGTGCCACGCTGAGTCGAGGTTGATGCAGGTGTCTTGGGTCTCGCTTTCCCCTGCTTCACTCGTTCCAGCGTTTCCTTTTCGGTCTTGATACTCTCTATGTATTTTTTAGACTCTTGTGCAGTTTCAGCCCGCTCGAACATTAGTTCTTCTGGAGCTATATTAGCTTCATGTCTCATCTGGGCATGAAACCGTTTCTTTTGGACTTTCTTATCTTTTGCGGAGGTAGTCTTATCGTAATGCTCGCCGGGCTCGAAGAGAGTCAATTTTGGTTTGCTTTTTCCCTCAAGTTCAAGCCGCACCTGCTTCTGCCACTTCTCCGTCTTTTTTCTCTCGGCTAGATGTTCTAGGGCTGCATCCGAATGTGGTAGCAGCCGTTCTCGTGCTGCTTCTTCTGGGGATAAAGATAGTCGTCTTCGGTACTCTGCTTCTCGCCTTGCAGTTGCAGCTTGTCGTGCTTCCAGCTGCTGCTGCTGCAGCTCGGGCCCCCTCAGCTCTTTCGCTGCAGCCTGTCTCGCTGGCTCCTGTTTTACTGCAGCTCGCTCGGCTATAACTTTCTCCACTGCTGCCTTAGGTTTTATTCCCGCCGCTTCATCTGCAAGGCGCAGCATCTCTGCTTTAGTTATCTCGCCGGCATCTTTTCTTGCACGAAGTTCGTGAGATATAGACCTTGTTCCAGGTATTATATCTCCCGGTTTCCATGGTGGTAATTCCGGAATTGGCATTATTCACCAAACACTTCTGGCGCAATGGTCTTAGAATCGTTATGCATCTCAATCTCTGTAGCTGTAATATTGCCGTCAGAATCTTGAGAAGCCATCCGTATCTTCTTGGCCTTTTCCATGAGGTTAGCTGCGACTTTTGAAGGATCAGCATATCCTTTGGAAGCTGCATCTGCTTTGGACTTCCTTGTAGTGAGGAGCTCACGCATAAGCCTTAGTTTTGTTTTAACCAGTTTTTCGTAGAATTCGGCGGCCTTGGAACTCTCATTACTATAGAAAGGCTGGCCTGCTGGGCTATACCCGCTTATAACTCTTCGTTCTATCTTTGGATCCATGGCAAGTTGCATGGCGGCTCTCGCCTCTAACGTCATCTGGAATACTATCTGGTCTACTAGCATTCTGTCATATGCAGAAGAAGGATCTTCTGGATTTATGCCTGCCGCCTCGCTGAACTGATCTGTCCACTGTCTTATCTGGTAGGACTCTACAGGACAATCACCTCCAAATGGACGATCTATCTTATTGCGTACCAAAGGGCATTTCTCAAAGTAGGGGCACTGCTCATCTCTACATACCATGGGGCCTGCCATGGGAGCAAAGCCAAACTTAACAGATTCTGTATATCTGGCAAGATTTCCTCTTTGGACTTCTGTGAGAGCAGTTTCTTCCTTGCCAGTCAGGCTATTGTCATTTATTACTACTTCAGGTAAGTTCTCGGCGTTTTCAGGAACAGTAACCCCAGGACCGAAGAGCTCGTTTGAATTCATCTTTGTTCACTCTCATCTCGTTGCCAAAAATCAACCTGAGGCAGGTTCTAGCGTGCATGCAATTCTTACCCCTAGCTGCGGCTACACTTAGATATGTTTTGGTTAACTCCGGTTGATTACTATAGATGTATTGCATTGCTTCATCTTTGCCGTCCACCAACTTTGCAAATCTTTTAGGTATATATTCTACACTATTAGACACTAATCTACTCCGTTAAAAAATAGAGCCCCACTGCTATTACACAATGGGGCTCCAAAAGTGAGGATATGTGACATGCTATGTTAGCTCGCACCGGTCTCCGGTGCATGCCCATGTCTTGGCGCCCTCGGTAGTATCTTCAGTTTCGTACATACTGAGATAACGATAATCTATCTCTGGTAAGTTTGCAAGCATTTTATTATATTCTTCTTCAGTGCACTCTTCGTATGGCGCTTGCTCATACTTACCACCATCATATGGTAAGAATGATACACCATTTATTATGTCCCAGTTTTTATATACCCAATTGCCTACTTCGAACCACTCATTATCTTTTACATAAACAGTGCAAGACGCATTATGCTCACACCAGTTCTCTTGTATCTTCTTGTATTGCTCCAGCTGCTCCATGGCAGTCATGTCTCCTCGTAGGACAGAACCATCAGGAGATTTTACAGGGAAGGATACAACCCAGGTGATAACATCGTCTGCAGACCAGCTTTTTCCTTCCTTATATATAGCGCATGCTTCTGCGTCACCACCCTCAGCTCTCGCCCAGTCTTCTTTCCTTTGACCAGTTTCAGGAGACATGGGGACCTTTTGATCCTGTAGCATCCTGAATAATGGGTCAGTAGCAGATATACGATATCTGCGTCTATAGTAGCTTGCATACCTCGTGTGAATACCAGAAGAAGAGTCGACTAATTGGGATACGGTTCCGGAAGGTTTTACACAAGTTATAGCAGCAGGCATACTCACGCCCAGTAGTTCAGACGCATGTTTGGCTATTTTAATTGCTTTCCTTTTCATTGCGCGCAGCGCGTCGGCGCTTAATAGTGTTTTGTTATCCATGATGCCTGTCAACGAGACTCCAAGAAGTCGTTCCTCCTCACAGTTCTCTTTCCACTTATCGTTTAAATACGGGAAATCGGTGAAGCAGGACTGTATCACACCTATCCATACGGCGGTCTCTACCTTTTTAAACAGGGTATCCAGGTCATCCTCGGCTCGTACCACGACCTCGGACAGATTACAGAACTCCTGGTGGCGTAAGCTTATCTCTGCACACGGGTTAGTCCCTGAAATCAAGTAGCCTTGTCTGCGTTTTGGAGATCTTGTCCTAACAGATTGAACATTAAATATACCCCGTTCCCCCGTCCCAGAGGATGCCAATGTACTCCACTCCTTGAGGAAGTCAGTAGCACTGGGCTTCTCTAGATACACAGCACTGTTATTAGCCATTGCACGTCTCAGTGGAAAGGGCCACACCTTAGCACTAGCCATTTCTTTGTCAGATAAGTCAGATAAACTAATTTGACTCGATCTCCGTACACCTCCCACAACAACAATCTCTGCTATCTGGTTCAGTATGTCATGACACTCCAGAGAGGTCAGTTTACGCCCCTGCGCATTTTGGAATACCTCACGCATGAATGCATGAAGCTGTACGAGGGGTTCGGGTCCAGAGGACCTACCACCCATTGTATAGAGACGAGATCCTTTAGGTCTTATGTTTGTATAGTCCATGTCGACGTCGTGTCCTTCATAGAGGGAGTCGACGAGAAGTTTAACGGATTTAGTCCATCCGCCGCGAGAGTCCTTAATTGTATGTTGTTTTGTATATGCACCGTCGCGGAAGGTGCCTACCACTGGGAGCTTTTCTATATGTTTAGATTCAACAGAGAAGCCATACCCTGTACCACACATTAGTATGTATAGTGCTTCTGAGAAGGCTATTGGGTCATCAATGACCTGGAAGGAGCAGTTATACATGCAGGTATTGTCTTTTTCCGCCGCGGGGCCTGCAGCCCAGAGCGATCTCATCGATGGCATCACCTCGAACCCCAGTATAGATGAATGAATCTTTTCGTAAGTCTTAAGCGGAACCCTGTCCCCCATGTGTTTACGTATGAAATTTACGTACCTGTCTGTGGTCTCACTCCATGTTTCCCTACGGTTTTCCTCGTCTCTCCACCTCGAGTATGTACGCATATATACGAATTCCGCCGCGTCGTTCGAGAAGCCTGTGTCTAGTCCATCCTGAGTAAGCATACTTCATGCCCTTGTCTATCTGGGGTATCCAGAAAATTAGTGTGAACGATCCATCGTAGTACATCTCTGAGGGTATTGCAAATGGGTAAAACGCTATTCAGGAGATGTTTTTTCTGTGAAAAATTTTAAGGAGTTTACCCCCCAGGGTTTATGTCTGAAAAATATTATTTAGGCATTCATATTGGGCCTTAAAAATATGAATTCGGCTCGCTGTATAGTTTTATTATATGAGCTTTAGGGTGTCTTGGCGATTCATGCCCACCCCCCCCGCTCATTCCTCGAAGCAATCCGCAGCATTGCATTGAGGATTTTTCTAATTCGCTGCATTGATTGAAAGGAGTTGCCATGAACGTGTATCTGGCAACGATACTTGCATGTGTTGGGATGTTGAACTTAATAACCTCATACTTCTTTGGACAATCTGGCCTCACGTATGGTCTGGTGGACCAAGGGGTGCTTATGCTTGGCGCGTACTTGGGGTGGGAGATCGACCCCTGGATTGCTAAGCACTTCAAGGCTGCTAGGCCTGGGTTGGGTGTCCTCGTGGGGGCGTTAGTAGGTAACACTGTGAGCGACTGCTTGGGTGCATTGTCTGACCCAAATGTACGATTGATGGTGCTGGGTATCACCAACGGATGCCTTATCCCATTGTTCTTCGTGCCTCTCATCGAAAAGATGAAGGCACGGAAGGAGGCGAGAGCGGAGAGAGTGAGGGGTACCTCGTCCATCACAGATGGAGAATCACTAGCGGCGGGCACCGATGACGAAGGCTACTGGTAGTCTCAATCAAGCCTAATGGGGCGGCATTACGCCATCCCCTTAGGCTCATAGCCTCTTAACCCTCCTTACCTGTACCCATAGCCCGCCGTTTGCCATAGGGGCGTAAAAACCCTATATGAACAAGCGGCGGGTTTTCGATTAGCAACTTGGGTCAAGCACTACGCCCATGTTGTTTACTAATAGTAGTGTAATCTTTGATGCTCTTGAAAGGAGCCCATCATGTTGATCTATTACGTACTGCAAGACGGAAGCGTCGTCTCCCAGCAGGAAATGGATGAGAACAACAAGAGGAGCTAAGCCTCTTGTTACTGGTGACGTTCGTCGACTGGTTCGTTGACTTGCGGGTGCGTTGACTGGTGCGTTGACTTGTGGGTGCGTTGACTTCGACGTTCGTTGACT